GTAATTACTTGCGTCATTGTTTAGTGAATAATATAGTTCTTCTTTTGCTTTGTAATATGTTTTGCAATCAACTGCGCCTCCAAACATAAATGCCCCGAAGCTCCTCTCGTGTTCTTCATTCCTGAGATCACTTAGTCCAAATTCTATTTTGTCTAAGTCTTTATCACTCATTGATGTGTTTGGTGAGCGAGTAGTAACGCCCTTTAGTTTGCATTGTATTTTAAATCTGCATTCCAAACAAAGATTATCACTCATTTTGCTTTCCTTTTTTTGTTTCAAAATAATTATTTGCAAAATACATTACATATTGTGGTACGCCATTCTTCTTTGGCAGCCTAGAATGTCTTAATAGCTTTCTAAACTTCCATATAGTACACCAGAACGTTCTCTTGTATTCACCACCTGGATATTCTGCTATCTGCAGAATAGGACCAAGCTTGGCCTCAACCATGTACCAGAAAGAATACATCTCATGGAAAGAATCGCCTTCTTTAAGATTAAATAGCCCAACTCTTTTGTGAGTTTCTTTTGAAAACTTATCAGTAACATTTGGTATATTAAGGCCCATGAGTTACTCCTTTATAATTCGTAGTTAATTTTCTCTGGTACTTTACCTTCGCCTTTGATGTACGGCTCTATGAAAATCCACTTATGATCACTCGATGTTCGCTTGCCAACCTTCTGAAATCTTAAGTGACCACGCACAGCAAAGGTCTTGTCATTAAACCTAGTGAATGAATGATCTTTGCCTATGTATTTGGTAAGTGAGGTTGGTGTCTTTACATTTCTGCCTAATACATACTTCTCTAGTATGTCTTTATGCTTATTTTTACGTGCATATTTCTTTGATTCGTATAATTTTCTTACATCACCACGCTTTTCTATGCGTTCAATGTCTTTATTGACTGATGTTGCATACATCATGGTTGATATTACATAAGAGAATATCTCTGCACTTTGCGATTCATTCTTTGCGTTTCGTATGTCATCATCATGACCTTCTGTTAGCTTTGATATGTAATTGAAAGATGAAATAGCATCTTCAACAGTAGTGTCTGCGTGCTTAAATTTAAATGTGAAGAAATAGAAATTAGCGTTTCCATATTCTTCTGCATTCTTTGGTTGTGATGCAACCATTCCTCTGATCTCCATATAGTGTTTACTAATTGTGGCAGCTGCTGGATCAACCGCTTCATCATATGTTGTTACTGCTTCATAGTCTATTGTGTCTATGTCTCTATCTATATGTATATATACTCCTGAAGCTACCTGATCCTCACCATTAAAGTTAACTATAATAGTATTGTCTATAGGAAATTCTAAAAAGAAATTCTTATGAGGGTACATAATATCTTTAGCTTTCAACTTGCCTGGCCTAGACAATCTTAACATATCATGAATGGCTGGTGATATTTTGTATGTTCGTCCCCCTGACATGTACATATTATATGCATGAAATGGGAGGATGCTGTATACAGATAGTTGTTCTATGCCTAGTCTTAAAGTGGCGGCCTCCCCAGATACAGCTCTGAAGCATTCCTCGTAGGTAATTCGACTTTTACCCTTAAAGTTCTCAAGGAATGAAGCCATTAGCTCCGCCCTAAGCATATAACCTATTGTATATTCATAGTGATTCATTTTAAAAACCTCACATTAGTGATGTGTGTGCGAGCAGCAGTGTAATTTTTATAGTTGCGCCACTCTTTATTGCAATTGTATACAATGAAAGCGTATTCGTCAGACTGAACCGTCTTGATACGGCCTAGCTCTTCTCTGCCACCACCATCGTTTTGATAGATGACATACCTGCCCTCATCACTTTTCTTAAACGCTGTCGAGTTCGTATTTACAATTTTCAATTGCCTCCTCAAGCTCTTTTATCCTGTCGTTTTGTTTAACAACCTTAGGATCTTGTGTGTCATCAGGAGAAAGTGCTTTTGTACATAGGTATTCCTCAAGCCAGTAGGTATATTCTTCTAGTGATAAGATGCCACTGTCATATTGTAATGCAACTGTCTTTAATGCTGGGTGATAGCTTGCGACTGGGCGAACGCCAGTCTTTTGGTATACTGTAGAGCTCATACTGTCCTCCTATATAAACAAAATGCAGAGACTCTGCCCTGCATTATAGTTTTAGTATGTGTTGCTTCTTATTTCTTTGTCAAGTCTGTGCACATTGCTTTCTGTAATGAGTACGTTTTCCTGTCTTTAAACTCTCTACGCTTGCCTATGTTAAAATTAACTACGGGCCTAAAATACCCCACTATTCTGGAATAAACCTCGGTTGTTCTGTTACATTTAGTTGCTTCTGTCATTGTTTCATCTCCTTTTCTTTATTGTTTCAAAACGAAAGATTATAATATCAAATTTGATATGCTGATGAAATGATATAAGTCAAATTAGGTAGATTTATTTTGATCTTCTAGCTTTTTTATCTTGTCTTGTACCCAAGCAAGTGCCGCTAGCTCACCATCTCTGACAGTGCAGGCATGCACATCGCCACCAAGGTCTTGGTCGTTAAGGTCGTACATATATTTATCTACATATCTCTTTAATGTGTCTAACATATTGTCCCCCTTATTAAATCACGAACTTTGGCGCCTGACTAGGAACTAGTTCTTCCTTTGCTATGATCTTTACAGGCTCATCGCCCTTGCGACCCATGGTTGCAACTTTTAATTGCCTTTGGTCAAGCTCTTCCTTGGTAAGTGCGACATAAAACCCTGGACATTGTGTTGCTGACTTAACATATAAACTTTTAATGTCAGTAAGCTCGTCTTTAAATCTTTTTATCTCCATGTTTGAGTAAATGCTACCATGTTCGGCGATCTCTTCCCTAGAAATCTCTTTATATCCGTCCATGTTGTCCTTGATTCCAAGTTCAATGGCTTTATCTACGTCCATTCCGATTATCATATTATTCCACATCCTTGCTTTTTAGAGTTAGTATTAAGGCTAATTTTATCATGCATTTTGCTTTGTATACATCTAAAAGTATCTCATTAACTATAACATTTAATATAAATACAAACGATAAAGCTGCGTGCATGTATTCCTTGATTGATATATAAAATAATAAAGAGAGTGAGAACAGAATCATAAAGCTCCAGAACATTATTGAATCTTTGCTTATATATGAGCGCTTAAACTTCGTGTCGTGTTTGTCAAAGACAAATTCGTCTCTTGTTTCTGAATAGAATAGAGACCCTTCTGATTCTTCGTACAGCTTTATGTATATATCCTTAGTTCCGTTCTTCATTTTATATTTTTTCATAATTAACTCCCTTATCTTATTGGATCAGAACAAATCTGAGCAGCTTTTTTGTAAGTGACTCTGATGTGTTGGTTTTCGTTCTTCCTGTATTGATTGGTTAGTATCCTTGTAAGGGTAATATCATGTATAAACATTGCTCGTGCCGACTTCTTGCCTAAAGCTTTTAATGTGCATTCAAGCCAAAGATCGCACTCATTGCACACTTTTTCTTTACTTGCTAATGGCGTAATCAATGTAAAGAAGTCGTCAATAGCGAAGCTTGAGTTCTTTCGATCAACTTTATCCTTTATTAAGTACGGCAACTTCCTTTTTGTCATCAGCTTTAGCCTTTCTGTATTCACACTCGCCTATGAAGGCACGCTTTATGTTGTTAATCTTCTCTTCAAACAACTTTAATGTAGAATATGTTTCTTCAACTTCACTAAAGTCTATCTCTCCGTTTAGATAAACATCTTCACCCTCTGGTGCTGGTCCTTCATATATATTTGACTGAGAGTCAGTCATGTGCTCGTATCTATACTCATCTATATCAAATCCCTTAATGGATTTTCCTTGATGGCTATATATTATAGCATGACCACCAGATCTGCCATTCAGGCCTATGTAATACCCGGTTTCTGTATGGAATTCGTGTATCATGTCTCCAAGTGTATAGTCACAGAATGCATTGTCATCTATTATCTCGAATGCATAATCCATCAGGTCGTTAGGTACAAATTTATATATCTTTACATTAATACTTGCAGTATTCATGTTGTTCCATGAGTTCATGATTGGATATGAGTCAAAGGATGTGATATATTCACACATCTCCTTGATTTTTTCAGTGCATTTGTCCTTGTCTTTGCTCTGCAATATGCAGGCTATTTTATGTACGCATTCTTTACATTCCATGCCTGCCTCCCTTTTGTTAAGCTAATCAAAGGCTATCCAGCTTTATTAAGCAAATGAGAATCTTGATATATGTTACCAATTACTTCTCTGTTTTGAACAAATATAATTTCTTCTTTAGCTTTCTCCCCAGTTGTTATATCAATACTGCCACACTCAATAACAAAACTGCCGTTAAGGAATCCGATCATTCTTTTTTGATTAAACTTGTCAACAACAACGTCGCCCTCAAAAACCTCAACACCGTTCTTGTCTTCTAATCCTGTAAATAGTATTTCACCAATAACAATATAGATAGAGGGGGCAATATATCCTCCAGATTGTCTACGTAAACTTTTCAAAGTAATTGGCTCACTTAATATAAGTTCTCCTGTCTTTGTGTTTTTTAAAACATATTTAAACTTAATCTCTCTCATCTGCTGTCTTCCTTTTGTTTTTGTGCGAAAGCACCTTCAAGCACCATAGACAAGTAATCCATTTGATAAACAGGAGATTCAGTAACATAATGCTTGTTGTCATTTATATAAAGATACCCATCTTTGGTTATTTTTATTTCTGAAAGAGGGTATAGCTCTCTAATTTGTTTGACTTGATAATCTACGGTTGCTTGACTTGCCTTTTTCGCCTCAAAAACACCTAAGTTGTGTCTTCTCATAGAAATAAAAGTAACTGCTGTTATCATAATGTAAAAACCTACAACCCCAACTGCTATTGTGCTCATCTCCCTGCCTCGCTTTCTAAGTTTTTGCTATATTAATTACAGACCATGTTGTTATTATTGGTTGATGACGAATTTCCTTACTTAGATAGATCTAAATCTCTACCAGTTACTAAGAACTTAATAAACCATCTTCGTTTCTTCCTGTCTGATAAGTCAATTATCCATTCATAGCCATCTTCTGTAGATATGACTGCATTTGTATAATTGAAATCAAAATGCCCTTCATATCCTCTAAAGAATATGTAGCCAAGCTTATAGTTGTCACTGTGAGCAACAGTGTTGCGTATATTTTTTAGGCCTTGGCGCATGCCTTCTTTGTCTTTAACACTCATTGCTTTTTTATCATATATATCAAAGTTATATATGTTTCCAGTTTCATCTGCGATGTGGATTATTTTTCTGCCGTCTTTATATGTAAGCGTATAGTTACAAAAGATTGATACAGTATATATATGCTCGTTAGGAGCAGCGTCATGTATCTTGCCCAAGAAAACGCTCTCTAAATTAGCGAATACTAATGACATTAATATTAATAGTCCAATTATTATCTTCTTAATCATTTTCCTTCTCCCTCTCTTTGATTGCTTCCAAGAATTCGTCGCTTAGAAAGCCTAAGATTACTGCTTCTAACATGTGTTCCCCCTGTCACTCCTATAATATAATTAAATGTTCATTGCTTAAGTCTTCGCATTCGCGTAAGAATGTCTTCGTTGCTATCAATATGCCTAAAATAAACCCTATTGCTAGTATTACCTTCTTCATTTTACTTCCCCCTGTCGTTTATATATACATATCCTCCATTGGCTGTGTGATTGTAGGTCTTGACATGCTGTGACTCCGCCCGGCGGATTGCCATCTCATGGTCAAGGTCGTGAAACAAATGTTTCATGGTGAATAATACAAACGCTGAAGCAATTATTACTATAATGCTTATTATTATTGCTCTCATGTTACAACTCCTCAATAGCTTTATCTCTGATAAGAACTTTATCATAGATGCCAATTTTATTATCTTTAATTACTATTTCTGAGAAATCTCCTTTTTCTTCTCCGTCTATGTCTAAATTCCCATTCATTATACCATCGTTAGGAATAATTATGTGCTGTCTAATGAAATATAGCCAGCTGCCTATCTCGATGGGCCCCATTTTGTTAAGTGAATAGTCCTGCATCTCTATATGTAGGTAATCATTGTTATTTACTATAATGAATGGCCAATATGCTTTAGGCGTATGATTATCAATGTATTCTGTATCAACAGATTCATTATATATTGCAGAGATCTTATGTTTAACGTCAGATAATGATGTGTCGTGAACTAAATTGTTCATCTGATAGGATAAACACTTTTGTTCTTGTGCTCTGTCACCATCCTTAGCTTTTATCATTAAACACTCTATTTTATTATCGCAATGTTCACAGCCTAGCGCTATCTTTCTATTGAATAAGTTAAACTTCTTCATGAAAGGATGCTTAGCCTGTGTTGCTAAGTCTTCTTTAGATAGTACATGCTTAGTTGTCCTGTGTTCTGTTAGATATAACGTTGAGTTAGCATCAACTATCTGTAACAGGTCCCACATCTTTGGTAAGTTAGCCTTATCCTTGGCAGTGATTTCGAATTCGCCATGAAAATCAAAGTAATAACTCATTTCGACCACTCCGCTCTTAATCCGCATTGTATTCCATAGTGTGTGATAGCAATGAGTGCTGTTGCAAATGCTGCCTCGCTTATTGGCATGTTTGCAACAATCCTGAAGTATGCAAAGAGAAATGGTGAACCAACTATTAATATAACTTCTGCTATTATGGAGGATAGGCCCCAGAAAATAATGCTAGCGATAATGAATAGCATTATAAATAAAGACTTAAATCCTAAGGTAATTACTTCTATGATCATGTCGTCCACTCCTTTAGTGCTCTGCCAGTTGTGCGATCGTAATCGTGCATCTTATACAGCTCTTCTTCAACTGACGTGTTGTTTTTCAAGCACTCTTTTACTGCTAATGACTCCGTATATGTCATCGGAATGCCGTGACTTGGCCGGGGCTTGGGCTTTTCTTCTGGTTTGCTTGGCAGTAAGCCCTTCTTGTGCAGTCCTGTAAGAATATACATAAGCTCTTGTTTGTTTAGCAAGTTGTTCTCCATCTACTATACTCCTTAACTTTGAGGCTCTCTCTTTAGAGATTTCAAATTGATGGCATTGTATATAACAAATGTTCTTCCATGCCGCCGTGTCATTTCTTCGCATGTACTGAAAGCTGAACATGTTTTTTGTTGTTGTATCATTTGACATTGATGCAGAAGCATAAACAATTCGTATATTTCTGGCATCATTAAGAATGCATTCTAATTTTCTCTGACATAGCATACAAAAGTTATGACTATGTATGGACTGATGTATATCTAATCTTCCGAGATCTATTTGGGATCCGTCTTTATGGATTAGATACTGTATTGGTAAGTGATCGTTACAATTATACAAAGTTATTGACATTGGTCACTCCTTATGCTCTCTTTCTTTCTGCTCTGCACATATCTCTCTTAATAATGTGACATGCATGTCGATAGTTTCTTTGTTATTTGTATGATAACTAAGTACAGATGTCTTGCCAAGATGTTTCCTTAATGATTCTCTATTGACAGCAATTGGCTTGCCATTGAATAGATAGTCTGAAAGCAGGCATTCAAGCTTATTGTCGCATCCCTCACATATTTCTTTCGCAATATCTTCGTTTATTTCTGATATATACCTAGAAATTCTATTGTCTAGTTTGAATTGCAGCCACATGTAGACCTCCTGTATAGTCACCCTGTATGAGCTTTCTCACGGCTTCTTGCCCTCAACATTTTCATATAGTGTTTATTGCACAATCCTTTTGCATGATGAACATTGTTACACCGAGGCACACCACAAATATCATGCTTTCGATTTTTCTTTCCGTTTTGATGGATCTTTGCATGTTTTTGATGAGTTAGAACAATTAGATTTTCAATTCTATTGTCATCCCTTATTCCGTTAATGTGATGAATTGACTCGTGCTTACCTAATTTGCGACCTAGGTGCTTTTCCATAATTAAACGATGTTCATATTCCCACCGCCTAATTTTATTATTCCAAACTCTATTGTATCCTTTGTATTGTGGCATACAATGATTATACGCTACACTATATCAAAAGTCAATGCTATTCTGCCACCGGCAATATTATTATATTAAATATCATGATTACCCTGAATATTTTGTACTACTACATTGAGGACAAACTATTGTCCACATTTTAAGCACTTACAAGTCCTATATACTTCACTATCTTCTATGCCTACAAAATCTCCCATTACTCTTGACCTCTCATGATCTCAAACCATTCCTTATCGATAGAGTCTAGGTTGTTTGCCTCAAATGTTTTGAGGATGTAATCCCAAACGCCCTTCTCGGCCTTGTTTATCTCAGTAACCATGGCCTCTGCGTAGCATTCGATGGAATCTTTTACGCCTGGGATAGGCTTGTTGGCGTCGAGTAATATCTTTATAGCTTGATGTATGTCCATTTATTCTTTCCCATCTTCAATGTCTTTAATTAAATCTGTTAAAGCTGAGACAGCTCGTTGTCCTGGCACTAACTCTTCGAGTGGTGTGCCATCAGCATAATGTTTAATAGCTTTGTGTACTGCCTCATACGCTCTGTTATATACATCGGTATGCTTTGCGCCAGTTAATCCAACCCTGTTAAGTGCAGTGTTAACGTTATACATGAATGGTTCGACTCTTTCGTCGCCTGACCACCATGACTTTGGTGGGTTAACTATTTCTTTGCTGTCCATTACGCGCTCCTTTTTTATTATCTCTCTATCTATTGTCGTAATCCTTATCCCATAAATTTGTGAAATCAAAGTGCATGATGTCGCCCTTGCATATGCCTAGACTCGCGCCGGACTGTACCATTATCTCTCGATAGCTTTTGCTACTACTAGTAGCTATTATGAATGCGGTTGTTATATATTTTGTATATTTAATTAGCACGTCAAGACCTGTGGACTTACCGCCAAGGTTACAGTCTAACAGTATCAGATCGTAAGTGTGATTTATAATTTGGTTGATTGTTTCTACATATGTTAAAGCTGTATCAATGTTCTTGAAGCCCTGTTGGGTGAGATACATCTCCAGTAACATATTAATAGGTCCATCATCCTCAACGATTAAAACTCTCTTGTCTGCAAGTATCTTTGTGTTCATGATTACGCCTCTCTCTTAGAATACGTTCCAATTTATACACTTCTCTAACAAAATGGATCGCCGTTTTGTTATCTTCTTCAGCAATAGCTGTATCTCTCCTTATTTTGGCATATTTTATGTATGATTTGATTACGTCTTCTCGGTTGACTGGATTATTTTCTTGGTAAGCTTTTTGCATATTCTGTTTCCTTAGTGTATTTAGATAACAATCTTAGTCTATGTTTCTCGCACAGGCAATAGCCTAGCACTGTGATGACAGCTTTGTCCCCACATAAATAACATGTTTCCATAACAAACTCCTTATAATTCGCGAAGCGCCCTTAACTACCGTCGCAATAAGAATAGCCAAATCATAACCAATAAACCGCCTAGTCCATGACTCTGCCTGGACAATGCTAAGAGCAATAAAAAAGGGTGTATAGCATTGCTAATTGGCCATACACCCTAATCGTCAAGCGCTAAGGGGGCTTGAACTGCCACGCCCTGTTAATCTCAAACTAGTCGGAGCAAATTAAACTAAAGTACTGTGTCAGCCTCTTTAGCTTCTGCTTCTTCTTCCTTCTTAGGAAGGAAGATAGATACTTCGCCAGTGTCTTTAACGAATACAGATACGTTTCCAACAAACCAACCGTTATCTTTCTTTGTTCTGAATAAAGGGAATTGATTCTGTCCTTCTTTATTCAAAACTGCAACATATTCGTTGCCAGATTTCGACGTTCTCTTAATTAACTCGTAGTTAATTTCTAGATTACCAAGCTTTTCTCCTTGGGTTTCTTTATTTACTACCTTATCAGTAGTAAATTTCATTACGTTCGCGTTCTCTTTTGCTCTATCCATGGGTTTCTCCCTATTTGTTCATAAATGATTGAATAGCTCTCGCCTCTGCTTCTAATAGAGTTGCTAAATTACAGGTCTCATACTCTCCTGTCTCATGGTTTCTATAAGAAGTTTCGCAAATGAATAAGTTTTTAACACTGTTGTTAACTTTTGTTACCTTTATCATGTCAAGTCCTTTCTATGCGAGCGAAGCGAGCTGCGATTTAAAAAATTCAACTCACTCCACTCTGAGTTAGACACCTACTTGGTAAGTGCTACGGCTGACTCAAGAACCTCTACGTAGTTGTTCTTATTGATTGCCGTTACTTTAATGTCTTCAACAAAGTGACTGACTCCTTCGGACTCTAACCACTCACATTGCTTGTTAAAATCCTTAATCTTGTTGGCTTTTCTTATTAAATTCACTGCATTCTTTACAGTCTTGAACATATCATCTACTAAGCCAACGGATAGTGATGCTATATTGCCAACAGTTAGTAAGTCTTCCTCTCTCTCGCCACTAGAATTCTCTGTAGCGATGAGCAAGTCTGTTAGATTGAATTCCTCTCCTTCTGAGTCGTTGAAATTGATTAATGGTCTATCAAAATCAACAGGAACTCCTGCAAATTCTAGAATAGTTGCGCAAAACGCTGACTCTTCTGCATTTAATTTACTTCCTGACTTGATTGCATACTTATCTTTCTTCAGATAGAGCTTTGACTTCAGTGTAGGAATGTCAGGGATGATATTAGCCTGCTCGGCTAGCCTGTATCCCTCTTTTACTAAATATAATGTAGTAAGCTGTGCTATTTTTCTCTCGCCAGCTACTATATTGTATGAAGTCTCTTCGTTAAGCTTGTGAGATGCTCCATTGCCTAAGTCTATAAGACCTAAAGCTTCTTGTGTATCATATTGACCACTGATGAAGTCGTGTTCTCTGAAGGAACCATCTGATAAGCTATCAGTGTGTTCATATTCTTTGATTTTACGACCTTCACTTAAGGATGAACCATATTTCTTGTTGGCACGAGAAGGTGCCACTCGATTCATTGTCTTTCCATGAGGTAAGATGCATTTAGCCTTAGAACTATAATAGAATATGTCTTTAAGTCCATCTAATAGCTTGGTAACACCAACTTTAGCTTCTCCTTTACGCATTATTCTATATCGAAGCTCTTTAGACGCTTCAATCTCACGTTCTCTGGCTAAGCCAGATGTTTCTAGGATTGTAACAACACGTTCTATGTCGTTAGCATCCCTAATTCCGAAATCAGGTCTTATACTATACGTACGACCCAGCTCGCATATTCCTTCGAATATCTCAAGATATCCTTCATACATAGCCTTGATGTTCTCTATTCTATTACTTTCCATTTGTCTAACTCCTTATGTTTTATTTACATAACCCATATTTACATGCGGGCTTGTCGCCCTCTTTTCGTTAAGTGCGAGGCGAAGCCGAGCCTTCTCTATGACTCAGTCAACGCATCGTAACAATCTGCTATGTCTACATAGCTATTCTCGATAGACAATTCTTCGTACTTATCTATCAACTTCTCTGTAAGTGTCATGATTGCTCACCTCCTTTCTTTTCGCTCGCTTATCAACATCACTGCTCAGCAACTGCACGGACAAGTCAAGGCCGAGTCGATGCTCTGCAGCGACGAGCTCTGTATAGCCTTGACCCGTGCTACAATTAAGCGGTGATGATGATGAGATATATCCTAGTAATCACCACTAACTAGTGTGGTGATTACGCCGTGAGTGTTCGAGAATGTAATGCAATGACTCTTGTATGACTACTCCAAGACTCTGCCTGGACTGACTTTAATGCAATGCAATGACTAGCTTTAATGCAATGCAATGACTCTTGTATGACTACTCCAAGACTCTGCCTGGACTCTGCGAGGACTGAAGGCGTAAGCCTGAAGTCCGAGCGTTGTTTAAAATTGAACACCGGCAAGTATAGGTTAACACTGAACATGAATTATTATGCATAGCCGATCGTCTCTCAAAAAGTTTCTGAGAGCGCATAACCACTATATACTTGCATGTAGTTATCTATACGTATGGATAGATAAGTAATAAAATAAAATAAAAGATCAGATATTGGGTTTTTTCAGGTTTTTGATGTTGTTAATGCATAATTATTCAAGAGAATAATTGGCCTAGATTCCTGTAAATCTGATCACTGACATGAATAAATTATTCATTCGTGAAAAATAGCATTTTTTGTGGTCGATTGTTGCATATGGTCTACTGTTCAATACTGCACAGCGGAGTCTAGTTATCCACAAAAAAATTAAATCGATATGCCAAGAAAACAATTATCTATCCACGCGTGTAAATAATTTTTCCTGATTTATCCATACGCGTGACTGGATAAATTGGGGATTTCCACTGCACGTTTTATCAGTGGTTGGTAATATTCAAATAAATATGCCAAGGTTAATCTATACTGTACAGCATAAGTCAATGCGAATGCATAGAATATTCATTTAAAGTGCACTGAACATTGGGAAAGTTTGTAAACATTCTTGGCATTTAAATTGCATTTATTTATTGTAGATGCAAGGGGGAGTCTAGGCGGAGTCGAAGCATGTGCACTGAGGGGGTGCTGGGCATATGCAGGGACTTGGCAGTGGCAAGGCGGCGCAGCTGCCGAGCCCTGCCTCGCATACGCCGTGACTCAGGCAGTGCCAAGGCGGCGCAGCTGCCGAGGCCTGCAGACAAACACCAAAGAGCTTACGCCGTGACATTCCATGAGCAGAGCCCTAGAAAGTTCCAGGACTCTGCCGAGCAATGCCTGGCCTAGTCTTGCGACTCGCCAGTGCTGATGAAGTCAAGCTTCTGCTGGTCTGCTATGAATGACATTGCTGCCTGCTGCTTTGGTCTGCGCCCTTTGTTTGTAAAGATGGCGCTTAGTGCTGCAGGAGTGATGCCTAGTTCATTAGCTGTCCTATAGAAGTAATCCTTGTACTTCTTTTTGTTTGCTTCCAATAGCTTGTAAGCTTTTACTTTAAGTGACATAGTGTTCACCTCCTTTCTTTGCTGAGTCTTGGCCTAATCTTCCCACTCGAGGTTCATGCCTTTGATTTGGCATTGAGTGTTTGGATCTGGCTTACGTACATGCTTCTTTGTAGTCTTGAAGTAGACTGTGTTGCCTTCGCGTTGCACTTCCACAATTACGTTGTCATCCTGAGATACATATGTAATATTTCCCACGTTAATCACCTCCTTTCTTATTTAGTATTAGTTAACGCATTTCCTCTCTTTATTTACTCATCACTTTGCTAGCCAATGGATCGGATCGGCGGTCTTGTATGAGTTCTGAACAGGCAATATCATCTAGTGCATCAGCGAAACAAATTTATCCGGTTCTACAAAGGGTCTAATCTTACGCTCTTTAATCCGACGTTCAGACGGCACTAGGCCTATTTTGAAATCATGTGCGTGTGTGTTGTGTTAGTAGGTTGGTGGTTGGTGTGTTGTATTAGTATATGGTTTAGTTATATATAGTTTTAGTATATATAGTTTAGTAATATATATTTATATATATAGTTATATATATAGTTAGTAGTTAGTAGTTAGTAGTTAGTAGTTAGTAGTTAGTAGTTAGTAGTAAGAGATGAGAGGAGAGTTTATATATAGTTAGTTTTTAGAACTTAGTATATATATTTTTTTTATATATTTTAGTATATACTTAGAGGGGGGTTAGTATATAGTATAATATATAAGGACTTAGATAGAGTATAAATTAAATTAATTTTTAAATTAAAATAATAAATACTCTATCTATCTATCTATCTATCTATCTATCTATTATATATACATTTAACATAAGCTATGACTATAGCTAAGATATTACATAATGTAATAGTAGATTGATATATAACTAATGGATAGTTTATATTTGTATTATTAATAATACCTAGTACTACTAACAATAACATATACATATTAAATACTAACAATAATATTAAGAATCTATTAAGTTTGATCATGTGGTTTCACCACCTTTCTTTTTAAGAGTATATAATATGATGACATGTCTACGACCCCCCGTCAGGCCGGTACACATATAATACATATATAAGTACATATACCTGTAAAAATACTTTTTGACCCTACTTTTTACAACTATGGAAATTTTCCACTGGCGTTGACGGTGAGTTATTGCGGGTGTATCATTTTCTTGGAAGACAGGAGCGCCCAATATGAATATAATAACAAAGACAAGCGAAACAGAGCTAGCAGGTTTCTCAATGGTGTATTACGGATCAGCGCTTAATGAGCATGCACCATGCCAGGGCATGGCTACAGGCACACGCGGTCTGGCACATCTATTCGAACACATGGGCGTCAACCAGTATAAACATTTGTTTGCAGAGATGGAATCTCGCGGCATATACTTCAATGCATCTACATATGATTATAAGATAGTCTTCTATATTCACGGCCTTGTTGATGACATATTGGAAATTGCACCACAAATCTGTAAACTTATTCTGTCTCCACTATCTGCAGACAAGGGACGCTTCGAGGCAGAGCGCTCTGTAGTTATCCAGGAATATAAAGATAAGTTTATTAATCCGCGTACAGCAAACATAAACAACTTCGAGCGAAAGTTTCTAAAATATTATGGAGCAATAGGTGCTCTTGAAGATTTGCAAAATTTCCCGTACGAGGATGCAGCTGGGCATTATGAGCATCTATTCCATTCTCCTGACGAAATCATAATCGTCGCACCACCAGGAATACATGAGTCTACATACTCTGACCAAATCATTGAATCAATCGCCCCATTCCTTGGGGATGTATCTGTTGGACCCGAGTTTATGACAACTGACCAGAGATATGACAAGATGCTTACGCCAACTTATAACCCGAAAGGATATGCGAGCGAGCCGCTGGAATCTTCTCATTCCCTAGATAAAACTCCAATAATATACTCTTGGCCATTGATACCTGCAGAAGATGCACCAGCTGTTGTGTTTCTTGCAGAGTTGTTTGGTGGATCACTAGAATCACCAATATATAAAGAGGTTCGAGAAAAACGCGGCTTGGCTTATTTCTGTGCCGCTTACGTAAACCCATATGGATCAAAGGCAATGTTCATGATCGATACCATGACATCGCCTGATAATCATGAAGAGATGAATATCGCAATCCGTGAAGCTTTCGATAATGCTGAACAGAAGATCTATGACCGCTTTGATCAAACAATTAACTATGTAAAAAAATGTCGCCGAAAGCAAGAGATTAACTCATATGAATCCCTAATGACATCAACTCCAATGTATAGCGCATATGAAGCCGTAGAGGCAGGGATAGACAGAGAGACTGCAGTCTATATCTTTATGAAGTATATGCACCCGTCATTAGCCATGGTTACGCATAATAGTGTAAGTCAGGGATATCTTTCCACTTGAATTCAAAAACTCGTACATGCTAGAATGCACACATGTTAAACCCTTGGTTAATAGCACCATTAATTCTCGGCTACGGCACGGCGGCTGCATGGCTGCTGCGACTTTTTAAACCGACAACTAAACTGAATCACCTCGGCAATCTTTCAACAGGATTTTCTGTAGCATTTGGCGAGGAGCTAATCTTTAGATATGGAATCATGCATTTATTTCTAATAAACTATATTGGCCTTGATCCAAACATTGCATTGATAACTAGCGCGTCAATCTTCAGCATACTCCACTTTCTTGCAGGCATGTACCGCAATGGTATTGAATATGATACGGACATAGAATTTATCATGATAGCTATAGGATTGTTTCTATTAGGCTGTGTGACCGGTAAGTACTTCTTAACATCAGGCAATATAATAAATGGAATGATATTTCACGCAATGGCTATCTTTGCTGTACAAACGTTGACTGGCATCATGAACAATGAGGGTGCGGCTAACAAATGGATAATTGACAATGGTCATCAATTCATTCGCCTTCCATACGCTTGGGCGATAATGATTCTTTTCCTAATCAAGTAAATGAGTATCAAAAAGATAACAAGAGAGTTATTAAAGGGCAAGAAGTGGCTACCAGTAACTTACTCAACAATATATGGAATGTTAATACCAATTGCTAAGAAGCATGGCTACGCATTGGCATTGCATGGCTCTATGGTTCGAGACCTAGATCTTGTCGCAGTTCCTTGGACCGCGAAAGCAAGTAGTCATAGAAAGTTAATTGGATCAATAAAGAAAGCAATCGGATCGCCACAGACGATAAAGAATATATTAGACGATGTTGGCATCAAGCCACATGGCCGCAAGGCGTATACAATACTTAGTGGCGATAACACTTGGATTGACTTAAGCATCACATCCCTTATATAATATTCATGCTCGCAAGCACGAACGAACGAAACGAACGAAACGAAAGAAGGAAGTGATTTGAATGAAGGATAAAACGTCTAAAGACGAGTTTGATTCCACGCTCAAGAAGGTAGCCAAGCAAACGTTTGATACCTCAGCAGTTTGGGAGATGCTCGCAGATCTCAAGTATTACGCAAAGGATATGTTAGAAGGCAAGGGCATGTCCTCGAAGAGTCCATTACTATTCAGTCTTAATGTCATAAAGCCATCCAGGCGAGAGCTTGACAAGATTCTCATAGATGAGAATGGTAATTATCGCGAAACAATACGCGGAGAGCAGATAGCCTCTGTGTATCATTACTTAGAGCACTCGGCAAGAGAATTCTCTAATTATGTACACAGCAAGGAAGAAGATGCAGAATATTTCTACACACATGTAATGTCATTCATATGGAGAGCCATGAATCGAATTGATGAGAATGTAGTGTTCTGCGCCGCATGTTAATTAATTAGCCTGGTGTTTGCGAGCACCATTGACAATTTAATTCATTAGTATATAATACATTCCGCAAAGTAAATGTTTGGTGGCCGAATAATGTGCTACGCAGGCATAAGGCACAGTTATTGATGGAGGTAACAATCCATTACCCAACGTCAAGTGATGAGGGAGAGGTAGCTGGTTCCCGCCCGTAGAAATCAACATGGACAGGACAGTCTTGCAAAATGATAACTACTGCGGAAGGGCGATAAGTTGAAAGACTAGGTTTAGGTGTTTGCTGGACTTGAGCAATTGTATTGTGGGAAGCCATGATACAGCCAGGCTTGAAAGGCGGCATGTAGATATTTCTTTCCCTAACATTTACTTTGTTTCTTAATATTCATGCTACTATATATAGAGTGATTAATAATGCTTGACTCTATGACTTCTTTTGCATAAAATATTCATATGGTTAATCAAATAAATGAGACACCTCTACAACTAGTGTTAAGAACAGCAACTAACGCTATTGCAACTAAAGACAAGACCTTAATGCCGGAATGGGATGAGATCTTAGCAATTGAGTTAATGACTGCAGATAGCAGAATGGAAATGCCGATGGTCCTTGATTATGTTAACCGAGGCTTAATAGGCAGGTTCTTTAAAGCATTCTGTCCTACATTATTAGAATACGTATTAGAGAAGGCTGTTAGCATGTATGGCATGCAGCCGAAGGGAGAAGAGGATGCCAGTCCAGAAGAGAAAGAATAAATCAGTCGGCGATGGAGTCCGCGCAGAGTCAAGGCGTCAGCTATTGAGCTTAGCGCTGCATCTTGCAGGGAAGCGATTCGGACCTGACTTAAAGAGTTCATTAGCAGTTCACAAGTGTGGAATGAAATATTTTCTAGACAACGTTGCATTTCCATATGTAGTCTCTGCTTTATTGAAGGGAGACTTCCCTGACGACATGTTAAAGTATTTAGTTGATCCTGTAGACCCTAACACTGGAACGCATATTATTGACAAGGTTCAAGAAGATGCGCGTATAGTTAAGGTTGATTCTACTACTGGCGAGGTACAAGGTAGTGCAGAGCTAGACATGGCGATGGATACTGTCGAGACTGCAATGATAGATAGCGCATTAGAGTCTGACCTTAAAGATGTCACAGTTAATGACACTAAGCAAGATATTGATATGGTCGAGTCTGAAGAAGACTCTATTACTAAAATAGATGAGGATCTTTCAGAACAACTCGGACCACTTCCCGAACTGGAAGAAAAAGGGCAGGGGCTCCCCCCAGCATCTGCCCCTCCTCTCAAAGCTGAGGAGTATATTGAGGATGATGAAGAGATTGATAATGTATTAAACAATCTTGATGTGTCGGGGATACCTGAGACACCTGAAGAAGCAGTCACCTCTACTTACAGCGTAGAGGAATTAAAAGGATTTGTCTAATGACTCAGGGGGGCGCTAAAGACAAACATACGGACTTAGCCAAGAAAGATGAGCTAGACCTAGCTGCATTGTTCGTTAGTAACAGAACAATTGCTGAAGGACCTTATGGATCTGCAAGAGGATCCGATTGGCCTGACTATTGGTGGTATTCAGTTCTTTCATTAGAGAATTCTTTAGAGCGGAAGATATGTGGAGCTAGAATCACTAATGGCGATGTATGTTTAGAAGATCCTGGCGATAATGATAGATGTGCCGAACATGAGCACTTCACATTCCATGCACCTAATCCTGATGGAGCCTATTCCCTAGATGCTGCAAAGAACTTCCTTATAAGTAGGATATCTCATTCCTTTGTAAAGAAATGCAGTAGCGCGTGCGTGATGATAGGCGAATGCCAGAATCCTCCTAAGGGAGAGCCATGCTTTAGAGAATTAGATGTTTACAACAATATAATACTGCATAAGCTTGCAGACAGTGTTAAGGTTGGCATACCGTTAACCTTTACTCAACTGATAGGATTAAGGCGATCAGCTATCAACGAGATCCAGATGTTGCGTAACGACGAGTTAATTGCAAGAGAAGGCACTACTGTTCGGCTAGAGAAACTAAAAGAGACAAGGTATGGTACAGAGTCTGAAGAGACGTACATTGTTAATCCAGCCTTGATGGCTAACACATATTTAAACAAAGAGAACAAGGACTTGATGAGAGAGTCCCTAATGACGTCGAAGGTACAACATGAGAGTAAGATCGCAGAGAAGAACGCAGAATCCAAGAAACTCAATGCTGCTTCTAAAGAAAAGGCTGCAGACATACTTGAACATGTATTAAAGGAAGTTAATGACATGCCTGCGCAGATTCCAGGCGTTGGCTCGATGGATGAGGTATTAGCTGCGCATGCTAACTCGAATGCCAAGGTTACCGACGATCATCTCAACGAAGAGAAGAAGACGATTGATATAGAGCCCGAGCAGAGTCCAGGCGAGTCGGTCGCTGTTGAAGGGCAGGTTGTAGTAGATGAAGACAACAACCCTTCTGTAATAGATGAAGAAGGAAACTTGAGACCATTGCCAGGCAGAGCGGAAGCGGAGATATAAGTGGCCGTGACAATTGCGATAACTGAGAATAGCAAGTATACAGTAGATACTGCATCATCTTCCGAGATTATGCCGCGACTCCGCCGTGACTCAGTATGTGTTGAGTGTCCGAGGAAATTCGAATGCCTTATGGGTGAAAACCAAAAGGAACCTATAACGTTGCTAGGTGATAGCGAATGCTTCCACAGAATGGTAGCCGACAGGATTGCGTCGATCTATGATGCTGGCGAGACCATTATTTATAGTCTAGAGGTATCATTCGACAGGTTACTTAGCGATAAGCGCAAGGACAATGGATTGTCTGTATGTGTAAAGATCGTGAGCAGCAAAGACAAGCTTAACCTGTGCATTGAGGCAGTTTTCGGATATGACATCATTATAAGACAAGAACTCATGGATAAAGTAATTATGACTCATAACACGTTCGGCTATACCTCATCAGAGTTTGTAACTAAGGTAGAGCGCTAAATGGTTTTAGAAGTAGACAATTATAAGCTAGAGTACGAGGGAAATAAACTTTATCTCCCTCTTACCGACTTATTAAAGAACGAACCTCACCAGACGGAGCCATATCATCCTCAAGGTATATATATAAGAAACAAGATGGTCAGGAAGATAACTGACCGTACCGATCTTGACCAGGCGGGCAAAGATTCCCTATTAAGGAAGTTAGACAAGCGAGTATTTACATACGACCACTTCAGGACAGACACTGGCGAACGGATGGAGCTTCGACCTTATCAGGTAGGGCTAGCAAATACATGGGCACCTAACATAGCGAACCAATCAAGTCGATCAGTAGGTAAATCAACTTTAATCGAAGTTGAGGCACTATGGGGCGCGGAAGTATTCCCGGGGTTCCAGACATTGATAGCAACTCAGGGTGAGTCGCAGCTATATCCTATTATGGAGCGTATTATATATAGAATAAACAATGATCCATACTTAAAGTCTCAATTGGCAAAGAAGCCGGTACGTAATCCTAAGTATCACATAGTATTCAAGAACGGTCACCAGATATGGGGATCTATCGCTGGGCCAGACGGAACAAACTTTAACGGGCTTCATGTTCACAGGATATTGGTTGATGAATCGCAGATCATGACGAAGAAGGCATGGACTGAGTTATGGCGTTGTCGAAACATGGGATCGTTAACTTCAATTAGAATTATGGGCGTGCCTAACGGATTACGGGACAGAAAGTTCTTTGACCTTACTAACGACCGCAAACATTGGGAGTGGTTTCATTTTACTCAGTGCATGTTACCTGAATCTAACTTCAATGAAGTAATTAGTGGTGCGAAGGAATATTCCGACATCGGCTACCCTGACTTTAACAATCCTGATTTCCTTCAGCAGTTTCTTGGATTGCATGCGGTACCTAGTAGAACTGGTATTGATTTCGATGCATACCTTAAAACAATAAAAGAATATGCTTTCTATCAGATCATTGATATACCTAGGTCAGTATTCCCAGAGATCATAACTGAAGACCCAGAACCGATTGCAAGATCGTTCATGGACTTTGCTGGCGATCAGGTAAAGGAGATCGACCATTTTATTAAAGACGAAGGGGTTAGCAAGATATTTGCTGGGGCTGACCTTGGTTATGCATCCGACCCTACAGAAGTAGTATTATTTTACGAAGACCCTGCTAATAACAATAAGTTAACTGCGATGTGTAGATTCCACTTCGAACGTATTGATTATCCAATCCAGTGTGCATTACTAGAATTTTTATTCAATCGCTACCCGATAGTTCGAATGGGCATCGACCTTGGTAACAATGGTCTTGCTGTCCATCAATTCATGATGGCTAAGTCGTCAAAGTATTCCGAGCGGCTGCGAGGCTTCTTCGCCAACCAGAAGATACTAGTTGGGTACACTGCCGACGATCATGAACAGATAAGGCAGATGAAAGAGTTTACTACATCAAAGATAAACTCACTTTGCATATCTGATTCAATTACATACAAGCGAGACAAGTTCCGTACCGATCAATACTCTAATGTAGTATATAGAATAACATCTGCAGGTAACACTGTATTTCCAAAGGGTAATGATCACATCCTTGATGCCGACAGGTGTATGGTAGCGGCATGGCACTTATATAGAGAACGCTTAGAAGAGGGTGGTGGTGAAGGAGCGCTTGATCAAAATTTCATTGCATCATTAAAGACGAAGTCACATTTATCTAACAATCCATCTGGAAGTAAGATTGCAGGTGTTGGGATATTGCCATCAGTTTAGATTGAATTGGTGATTGATTTATTATATGATAGAGGGAGCGAAAAATGAATAACAAGAAAATAAAGCAGAGGCCGGTAACGTCTCCGCCTCCAAAGGAGAATAAAATATTTTTAAGCAAGGCGCAAGCCGAACTTTTAAAATTCATGGAGGAAAAGCTTTATGGCAAGTTGACTCTAGTAATAGAGAAGGGCGAGCCGAAAAGAATATTGAACGCCGAGTATTCGATAAAACTAAGGAATAGTAGTATATAATATGGCACAACAAGAAGAGTTAGTATTTATTTCGGACAGGCAGCTTGGCCTATTAAAATTTATTGAAGCCTTCGATGCCGACAGTGGAGCTATCGAAATTAGTTTTGAGAATGGCGACCCAGTTATAATCTCTATGGCAGAGAAGGAAGAGAAGGTACTTAGTTAATGTTTGAAGAAATAAGAAAGACTTTCAAGCCTGGTGGTTTTAATAATTTTGGGAAGCCCACCAAGGCACCAAACCCTAGACTGCCATATAGCCAAGTAAACAAGAAGCCATCTTTACTGGATAAGATAAAGAAGGTAAGACCAAAAGAAGTTACTGAACCTGATTATATAGTAGGCAAAGGCAAGATCAATGGCATAAGACCAAAGTCACATGCAACTGACCCTGGCCTTGATGCATTAAAACAAAAAGAGACATTATACTTCCCAACCTTCGAAGATAGTATATACACATTAACAAAAGCGAAGGCAAAGCTTTATCGCTTCATGCGAGACACTATTCCTGATATTGATGCAGGTATCTGGGCATGGACTAGAATTTGTGACACAAAAAGAAAATTAATTATAAATGGCGGGACTGACATTCAAAAGGCTAAGGCTCTTGAGATTGTCAACATGTTGGATGAACGTTTATATGAACATGACTTCGTTAAGGCATCTGGTTTTGATTTATTATCAGGCCGTGCATTCATGGATATGTTCACTACTGGATCATCAGCTGGTGAGGTATGGATTGGCAATGGTGGTAGACAAGTTAACAAATTCCTGACAGTACCACCTGAGAGTATAAGATTTAAAAGAAAGAACAGAGTTGAAGTTGAAGCGTACCAATATTGGGAGTCTTCAAACAAACTTGCGAAGTTAAATAAGAATACCTTCATATATATGCCACTCAATCTAGAGAGTGCAGAGCTTTATGGTAAATCAATGTTAACTTCTATTCCATTCGTTTCATTAATACAAAATCAATTAATGAGAGACATGTCTGCAGCAATGCACAATGCTGGCTACACAAAGTATCACTATTCAATGACTCCACCTCCAAAGTTGGCTGGCGAGTCAAAGGACGCATACACACAAAGAATCTCTAGCCAGTTCAATGAATTCATTATGCAAATGACTAAACTGAATCCAGAAGACAACATTGCTACTTATGACAACATAGACGTAAAGGTTCCTAGCGGAAGCGGTGGCGGTGGCGGCAGCGCAGTAGTCTGGTATGATTCGTATAAAGCGGTAGAGGAACAGATCATATCTGGGTTAAAGCTTGCGCCATTCATGATTGGTAGAAACTATGACACCACCGGCGAATTTGGTACAGCACAGTATGATTTAATTTTAAGAAACGCAACTGCAGTTCAAAGAATAGTTGGAAACATGCTTGCCTGGTTAGCAAACTTAGAGCTAGCAATGAAAGGTTCTCCATGCCGAGTCCAGATTGAGTATGACAACACTCGTACGGTTGGTGCGCTGTTAGAATCACAAGCTGAGCTAATGAGAACAAAAGCTACTATAATAAAGCGTAATGAAGGAATCTTATCTCAGAAAGAAACTGCCGAGGAGTTAGGCTATGATCAATACGATCATGATGGACCTAACCCTAAATTTATGAACTCGCAAATATCAGTTGACCAAGTGGGAGACACAATGCCTACTAATGGCCAGGCTTCGCTAGACAATATGTCTGAGCAAGAGATATTAAGATTAACTGATCGTGACATATTGGATATGAATTTAGATGCAAAGACGATTCGTGAGATTAGACTATTCAAAAGAGATGAGGCTAGCAAAAAACATAGACACATCGAAGAGACTCACGATATTGATTTTGGCTAATTTGTTATGTTATACTTTAACATATCCGAGAAGAGCGAGCGGCCTTCCGAGATACCAAATATAAAAATGGAGGTCCGCGCTTAATGGATATTAAAAACATAACCGAGCTTGTTGCACAGCGCAATGACATTTCTCTTGATCAAAAGTTTAGACAGAAGGCAGACGAAGGTGACCTTTCACTAATAAAACAATTCGCACTAGATCAGGAGATCACAACGGAAGATGTACATGTTCGTGCAATGTACTTATGTAACGACTTAGTCGATTACTACTTTACTAGATTTGACGAAGCAGACTTGGATGCGATAGCAGAAATGCTACCTGGCCAGTCAGTTATTGTTGGACACAAGAGAGAGATGGCACCTATTGCTAGATTTTATAAAGCAGAGAAGGTAGTTCGTACTGATAAGAAATTCATTAACGAAGAGACTGGCGAAGATGTTCGTTGGATCAAAGCTTACTTCTATTGGCCAACTGGTGTAGAAGGTTCTGAAGATATGAGAAAGAAAATTGATACAGGTGTATGGAAAGAGATTTCTATATCATGGTCATATAAAAGATGCGTATGTTCTATCTGTGGCAAAGACATGTTACAAGGAATGGCTGCACTATTTGCTGACGAAGATGAAGATGTTTGTAAGCACAGACTTGGAAAACAATACGAAGGCAAACTTTGCTACGGTACTGTAAAAGATATTACAAAAGTATTGGAAGGATCTGTTGTATTTAAAGGCGGACAAAAATTTACTGAATTAGCTTTCGTAAGATCTGCTGATGGACAAGAAGTTAATATAGAAGATGCTGATCCTGAAGTAAGAGATCTAGCTAATGGTACAATGGAATTCTATAAACAAAGAATACTAGGCGCAAATCCTGATGGCGAACCAGCAAAGAATGAATTCAGACATATGGCAAGAGCTTTAGAAGAAGCTAAAGTATCTAGCCCAGTATGGTACAACAAAGAAATGAAAAGATTCTTCTGCGCAGAGTCAGACAGAGATATTGTTTCTTCTATAGTAGAAGGCGCAAGATTTGTTGAAGGTGTTTCTGAAACACAGGACTTCATGCGTGGCGAGTCCGAGGGAATCGTATCCTGCTTGGCTGCTCCTGTGGATAAGCAGCCTGGCATCTATTTCAAACCAACTAAGCCTCATCGTAGATATGACGAGTCAAATGAATACTACAAGGCCGACAGATTAAGAGAGCTAGTTGGCTCTTATATGTTGTCGCCAAAGTATGATGGTATTCGTCTTACTGTTCATAAATCTGAGAACGGCGAGATCAGAATGTTTACTATGGGTGGCATGGAAGTTGCTCGCAAATTCCCAGCCATAGTAGAGCAAGTTAGAGGTTTTGATCCAAAGACTTTAATCCTTGACGGTGAATTAGTTAGAATTAATAAAAACAAAAGAACAACTCATGCAGATGTTTCTTCATATATAAACAATCCTAACTCAGACATTGATCACAGAACATTTACATTCAAAGCTTTTGATATGGTATATCTAAATGGTGAAGATGTTTCTGAGAAACCATTATCTGAAAGAGTTCATTTATTAAACTCTAATATTCAGACTACTGCAAATGTTAATAGAGTAGCTAACATGACTGCTCAAAGCGGTGAAGAAGTTGTTAGCATGATTGACCAAGTATCTTCTAGAGAAGGTGCTGTGATAAAAAAATCCGACGCGGCTTACGCAGAGGCTCGAACTTGGTATAAATGGAAGCGTCAAGCAGAATTTACTGCAAGAGTTTCTAAAGTTAACAAGGTAGATTCTAGCAGATTTACATATAATATTTCTGTACTAGACGAGAAGGATAATTTGGTTGAAGTTGGCAGGACTTATCAGACTGGTGTTGAGGCAGAAGAAGGCGACAATATCAGAATGTCAGTTGCTTACATTAAAAAGAATGAAGATGGCTCATTAATGATTTCTGAGCCTAACGTAGTTTGCAAAATGTTTGAATCAATCGAGCCAGATTCTATGATTACTATAGAAAGAATCATGGAAGAGTATGACGAAGATCGTCAAGGCAAGATGAAGAAATGCCCTAAGTGTGGGATTTCTGTTGCTGCAGATGCTAAGGTTTGTCCTAAGTGTGGATATAAATTCACTGAAGACACTGGTAAGACTGATAAGAAAACAGATGAGCCTAAGGAAGAATCAGATGATTCTAAATCTATAGTTGATGACCCTAACAAAACAACTTATAGAATAGAACACCATTGGGATTCTGCAGAGCAATTCAGAATTCTTGAAATTAATAAAGAAGGAAGATATTTCAACGTCGTTATCCAAGGGGGGATCAACGACGATTTAAGCAAACGTTCAATGAAGCGTGTTGATTTACATGTTGACCTATCTATTGATGATAACAGAAAAATCAAAACGAAAGAAAGACAGGACCTACCTGATAGAGCGTTTGCACTAGTATATATGAAGGATGGACAGAAGGTTCGTAAGCTTCCGTTACATAATAGCAAAGTTTCTTCTGGACATACCTGGACAGGCGAAGATGTTGAGAGAGCGCAGGTATCTTCTGCAGCTCAGTTGATCTCAAAGATTAAAGATGCACCAGATGCCAAGATAAGAATGGCTAAGAAGCATATCGATAAACATCTTGAAGCCTTGAATGAAGAAGGTATAGAAACGAAGAAGCGAGAAATATGTAATGGAGAAGCCAAGGTCGAGGTCTTGACAACCGGCGAGATCCGTGTAGAATTAATTAACACTAAACGTTCAGGCATTACAGAGAGATTTCTCCTGCAGCCTGTACGAATCAATGGCAAAATTGATTACTACTACAAGGCTATCCAAAGCTAATATTAATATCCGTAAGAGAGGAGAATGTAAATGAAAGAAGAAATGGAAAAGAGAATTAACGAAGCAGAAGCTTTATCTGAATCATTGCTTGAAACTTCTGATAAAGAGTTTAAGCGTGAAGATGGCGAATTAGATATCGACATCGCAACAGAAAGAGTTGCTGAAGGTTCTAGAGTTATTGGAGAACTTGTTGAAGCTGTTCGCACATTGGACGCTGAGGCAGAAGAGGTTCGAAAAGAGCTTGAAGAATTAAAGCCTAAATCAGAGGCTGCTCAAGAATTGGTTCGTTCTGCACAGAATGAAACAAGAAGATTGTTGGGTGTTGTTGCTACTACAAGAAACGATGAGGATTCTAAAGCTAAGCTTGAAGATTTCAATAAGCGTGTTGAAGAAGGTAGCATTGAAGTATCTGAGGTTCTTGAACTTCAGAAGGCTGCTCGTGTTGAATATTATGACATGTTCCCACCTGCAGTAGTTACTCGTGCATTCAATCCTGATGCGTGTCCAGAATGTGGCACCGAAAGAGCTGACGGCATTGAAGAATGTAAAGAGTGTGGATTGAAATTCGAAACTGAAGAGTCTGAAGAATCTAAAGCTGACAAAAAAGAGTCTGCTGAAAGATCTTTAAACATCGATAGTTTCAAAGTTAAATAAAGGAGGAAAACAAAATGGTTGGAATTAATGAATTTGATTTAGATAAAGCACAAGCAGATCACGTTGCTTACTTTTGCGCTAATACTGGTTTGACAGCTGCAGACGTTGGTAAACCTGCTAAGCTTGAGGCAGTGACTGCTGCTGGGGTTACAAAGGGGCTTTTCAATATTGCTGGAGATGGCGAAGCTATCTACGGTAAAATCACTGTTATCAACGTTCTTAAGAACGATTGGAACTCTGGATCTAATGCTAGCGTTGCAAACGATGGTATTACTGTTCAGAACAAAGGGTTTGCTACATTTGAATATGATGCTACTGGAGTTGCCTTAGCTATTGGTGAAAGTATTGTTGGAGACGCTGCTGGTAAAGTGCAAGGCGCTGGAGCAGTTGGACCACATATCGTTCACGAGATTGATACAAACAACGAAACTTGTGTCGTTGAATTAAACGCTGGATAAAGGAGGAGAAACTAATGAATACTAAATATTTGGAAAAGATTAAAGAATACATCGGAGCAGATGCATTCGATCTAGAACTAGGTAAAGACATTTACTCTAGAATAGGTTCTGTAGACGAGGAGTCTGGCCGCATGGTTGGATCTCTTTCTGATGCTCTAGAAATCATGGATCCTTCGGCTCCTGATTCTAAAGTAGACGCTTTTGAAAGACAGTTAATGAAGAGAGGTCTTATCGTAGATGGACCTAACGCTGTAACTGTTGAGCGTTTTTACTCAACTGAGGACAGTGCATTATTGTTCCCAGAGTATATCGACAGACAAGTTCGTATCGGTATGCAAAACTATGGTCGTATTGATGATATCGTTGCGACAAGAACAAGAATCGATTCTGATTCTTACAAAGCTATTAGATTGGACCTAGCTTCTCAGGCTGACCAATTTAAGCTTAAGCGTGTTGGTGAGGCTTCACCTTTCCCAACTGCTACATTATCATTGAGCTCTAGCGACATTCATATTTATAAGTTTGGTCTTGAGCTTCAGTCTTCTTACGAGTCTATGAGACGTCGTAAAGTTAACACTCTTGATATTCACCTACAACAAATTGGTGCATACATGGCAGACTCTAAATTTTCTGCAGCAGTTGATGTTGCGGTTAATGGTGACGGTAACAGTAATCCAATCGATACTGTTAACACTTCTACAACTGGTGTTCTTACTTATGAAGACTTAGTTGACTTCTGGTTTTCTATCACTCCATACGAGATGAACAAATGGTTAGCTCGTAAGGATGTATGTACAACTATCTTAACTCTACCTGAGTTTAAAGATCCAATGGCTGGATTCACTTTCCAAAAGACTGGTGAATTGGTTACTCCATTCGGTGTACAACTTGTTCCTGATTTCACTGACACTGTTGATGCCAACAAAATCATTGGTTACGACCAAAGAAACTTCATCGAAGAAGTTTATGAGCAAGACATGTTAACTGAATCAGAAAAAATCATCTCTCGTCAATTAGAGAAGATGGTAATGTCTGAAGTAGCTGGCTACGCTAAATTGTTTAACGAAGCCGGTAAGATGTTAGACATCGCTTGGTAGTCAGATACCTAGTTGATTAGATAACTCGTAGGGGGCCTGACTATGGGCCCCCTCTTAGTAAAGGAGGATTTATGTCTGATATTAAAATTGTAAAAGGAAGAATAACAAAGCCTAATTGTCAATTGTGGGACAGAGCAGCCACTGGTGGTAGAAAGATCTACAACTATAACAGCGGAATCGTTGATGTTGAAATAACAAGAAATGTTATTAGCTGGGTTGAACAAGGCTTGATGGAGTTGGTGAAAGATGATACTCCTGTGGTTAAAGAAGATGATGCTAAAGTTGTTGAAGAGCCAGTTAAGGAAGTTGTTTCTGAGCCTGTTGTTGAAGAAGGCGAAGAAAAGACCGAAGAGCCAGCACCAAAAAAAGCAAGTAAAAAGAAAAGCAAAAAGAAAAGTAGCGAGTAACAATGGAACTAGTTGCGTCTGAGCTTGAGATAAGAGAGAAGTCTCTTTACAAGGATTGGGGCTCAATTGATCCAATGCTTGTCATTAATGTATCTATGGAGGCACAGGATGTTATTTCTGTATACCTAGATACGCCATGGTCAGACAATTCAATTTCTGAGTTACGCGATAACAAACAAATTAAACTAGCACACGTCTTATTGGCGTGTGCTTATTTGTATAGAGACAAAGCTGTTGAGGCTACTGAAGATAAAGTAACAGAAGAGGTTGGCCCTCTTTCTGAAACTGCAACTGACAGAAACCTTGACTTCTTAAAGTTATATGAAAGATGGGAGGCTATGGCATGGAAACATCTCATGGCATATATAAATACTGACGAGCCTCCAGTTTCAAATCCTGATCTATTATCAAAGATGTTGCCAACATATATAGAGAGACACCCAAGAGCATATGCGGGAACTGTAAGCGGAGTAGCTTCAGGATCATCAATTGTGGGTAGAGATGCTCAAAGAGTAGTATCCGACGGCGACGTCAATATGGTATAATCTATCCATGTCTGGATGGGATACAGCACAAAAATATAAATTTGATGATTACATATTTGATCAGCGGATGCGTGTGTCTATTTTAAAGACTGATCCGACAAGCAATGGCGCAACAACTATTGAGGTTCATCTTGGATTTAAAAGCAAAGACAAGAATGCTGTAATGGCCTCTTACGAAAAGGCTAGGCAAATGTTTTTCAAAACAGGATTAAAGTCTGGAAAGTTTTATTACAAATCAGATACTGAATATATTAATGTAAACATAATAGAGAAGGAAGAGATCCTTCATCCTAAGGGCAAATCGTATTATGTAAGATTAAAGATGGCTACAGAAGATGATCAAAACATTAAAGAGATAGAACATAAAGAAGAGATTATAACCATAACTTCATCCAATAATACCCATATATTTAAAACAGTTTCAGATATAACAAACTGGCTACCATTCAAAATGGAGCTAGACATACAGAATAATATGAGCTACATAGAGATTTATCTTAACGGAAAAGGTCTAGGGTTTGAGTACAGCTTATTGGCTGGAGACATAGTAAAGATAGATACATCAATAGGAGAGTATTCTGTATACAGGGGTGGAAGCTTAATTGCAAAGAGAAGATATGATGGCGATAACTTAATGATAGTTCAAAACACAAATGAATTTAGCTTTGGCTCAAGCATTACCGATGCAGATACTGACCTATTCAATCTTAAGATAGATGTTGAGGAGAAAATATGATACATGAAATTATTGACCGCTGGACTTCATACTTCCAATCAAGAAGAGAACTAAAATCTTATACAATAAATTATGACTCAGTAAATGTTGGTGCAGTATCATCAAATGGATACAATGTAATCTTTGTTCCTTTTGCAAAAACAAATAAGCAAATGCCAGAGAGTGAAGGTAGGTATCCATCTTACGATATAGTTGTTAGAGTTATTGCATCTGGATCGAGCGAAGAAGATGCAAGTAGGCGTGCAGAAAGACTTGCTACAAAGCTAGAGGCTTTGTTCATGGCCAATAGAAAACTCTTTGATAGATCAAAGATATTTAAAGGCAATGCATATTATTTAAACAACACTGATGTGATCGGCAACGCATATCCAGAAGATGTTCGAGGCATTACGGAGGGAAGGTCTGGAACTCTTCAAAAAGAAGTTGACCTATTTGTGCGCTGTTATAGGGATGAATACTTGAATTCAATACCAGGTGAGAGACCGGTCAAAGCTCCTGGCGATCCTGACGTGCCAGTAGACAAAGATGAATATCTTGGATGGTATATGCCAGAAGATCAATCCCTTTACTATAGCGGCCTTGACCCATCAAAGATAAAAGTCTCATTCAGCAAAGAGAATGAACTAGCAATGGTATTTGATTTAGATACAGGATTGATTGAAAGTAATTAGTTGCATTTTGATTTTCAATGATTTATAATATTATTAATTCAAAGAGGACAGGGATACCGCCCTTTGAGAAATCAAAGTAATTTGAGAGGGTGGTATACAGATGACAACTAGAATAATTCCTGGAGTATATTACGAAGAGATAGAAGATAACGTAGTATCGATTAACCAGTTGCCTTCAGGCGTTGTTGGTATTGTTGGAACAGCAGACAAAGGTCCGCTTAATACTCCAACAAGAATAACTTCATGGGAGCAATTTATCCAAGTATTTGGAGGCTGGAGAGACGAGCTAACTGGGCCTGCGTCTTATCTTTCTGTTCGTAGACAGGGTGTTGAAGAAATCTATTTTTCAAGAATAGCTGGCTCAACAAAAGCAAAAGCAGCACAAGACTTCAATCAGGCAGGATCGGTAAAAGCTACTTACACGCTTCCGACTCGTGCTGGTGGAGCAGGCGTTGAATCAACGTTGACACTACAAGATGATGGAGCTACTGATCTTATAACTATAACAGCTATAGAGGCTGGCGTTAGTGAAGACAGTATTCAAATCACAATCACAGACGGAACATCAGTTGGCTATAGCAACGTATCAATTGCTAAGACTGGATTCAATACAGAAACATATTCAAACGTAAGAGTTAAGACTGGCGACAGCAGAGACCTTACAGCACTTATTAATAATAACTCAAAATTAGTTACAGCCGTAGCGCTTGCCGATGATGAAACACTAGCTAACATAGCAGCTACACCACTTGCTGGTGGCGCCGATTCTGGTTTGGATTCAATTAGCATTACTGCAAAACAAGCGGGCACAGAAGGAAACAGCATTACTGTTAAAGTTGATCATGGAGATACTGCTGGAAGAGTTAATGTATTGATCACTGATGGTACTACTTCAGAGCTTTTTGAAGACGTTTATCTTGACGGTGTTGGAAATAGAAACTTAGTTGCAATAATAAATGCAACATCATCTCTTGTAACTGCAGAGCAAATTGCTACTACAGGCACAGGGCCAGATAACAATCCTCACACACAAGTGGCTACAGCTCTTGTTGGTGGAACAGCAGCAACTGTTGCATTCACTTTAACAGCTGCAGAATATGGTAAGTATGGCGATTCGCTGAAGGTTTCAATAACTGCAGCAATCTCTGGTGGATATAATATAATACTTGTTGATGCTACTACAAACGCTGTATTGGAAACATATACCAATGTACCGTTCGCAGATGTTGTTACTACAATAAATGCATCTTCTGAATATGTTGTTGCAACTGCAGGAACATTAGCGGCACTTGAAGAAGTTGATAGCGTTTATCTTGCAGCTGGAGACAACGGCGCAACTACTGTTGATTCTGATTATATTGGAACTGTAGATGCTAACGGAAACCGAACGGGGCTATATGCACTATCAGGAGTTGATGTAATAACTATGCAGGTTGCAGCACAGCAATCTTCTACAGCAATTAACCAAGCCAATGTTTCAATATGTGAATCAGAGGGTGACAGAACTGCTATCATCTCTCTACCTAAAGATTCAACTCTTGCAGAGGTTAAGACTAAGGCAGCATTGACTGATTCTAAAATCACTCAACAAGCATGGCCATGGAAAGTTGCTACACATCCAGTTACTGGTGAAGATCTAGTTCTTGCACCTGCTGAATTTTTAGCTGGAACACTATGTGCAAATAAAGTTAATTCATCTCCAAGCAACAAAGCAATACTTTGGGCTTATAGAGATTACAAAGAATTTGGTCCTAACTCTAATGAGATGGCTGAGCTAATACAAGCAAGAGTAGTTCCTTCCGCAAGAAAGAAATCTACACTTGATCCTACTGGAAGATTTGTATGGATGTCTGGACTTACAACAACGTCTTCTGTCCATAACAAAGACAAACAGATTTCTGTTATCAGACCATTCTTAAACATTGTTGAAGGAATCGTAGAAGGTCTTGACCCATACGTTTCTGAAAACAATACACCATACTTGAGAGCAGCTGTTAGATATTCATCTAAGAGATATTTAGAGGGATATGTTAAGAGCGGAACTTTATCTAGCTATTCTCTTAAGTGTGACGCAAGCAACAATACAGAAGAAGATTCTCGTAACGGTTATCTGTATGTTGATATTGATTTATATTTTACTTATCCAGCAGACTTTATAACTCTTAGAGTTAAAAGAGACCCTGCCGGAAATATTGAAGCAGCATAAGGAGGTTAGAAAATGGGTTACAACTTTTCTAGGGAAGCACAGTTAAGGGAATTAGACAGATTAAAAGCCCCTCTAGTTGGTAAGGATGTCGTAATTGAGATTCACGTACCGACAGACGCTGCTGGAAATCCATCCACAACTGGTGGAACTACAATGATTTACAAGGGACAGTATACAGACGTTAGTAGATATACCAACTCTCGTATTGTTGAATATGTTGAGACTGGGTATTCTACTCCGCTTAACATTGCAACAAACTATAGTTTTGGTGGAACGCTTGCTAAGGGTGACGTTGATGATGTTTTATCTCAAATAGCATTTGGTACTACAAAATTAACAAGATCTGGTGGACGTTTATTTAATAGTCCTGGCGATGCAGGAAACGATGTTCCTCCAACAGAAACTATTCTTGATGGTGATAGACCATATCTTACAAACGCTACTGCGTATGACAACTGGCAAAGATCTTCACAGTCAGCAATGACTATCAATCCTTATATCTTAAAGATATTTAAGGCTTATACTGGTAGTGCAGGTGAAGATACTGTAAGGTCTGGAACCCCATCTGGCGGAGAGTCAATTGATTTCTCTAAAGATTATGGTAGGGTTCATATCTATGAAGAAGTAGTATTCTCAAACTTCAGAGCAGTTTCAAATGCTGGATCAGACATATCAACTCACGTAGTTGATTGGTATGCATCTGGTTGGGAAATACAAGAACTAGCTTAATAACATACCCGGCAAGCCTCTTGATAATGCTCAAATGTGCCGGGTTTTGTTTTGTCAACACATGACTATTTTATTCAACGCTTGCGTTACTGAATAATTAATTATATAATTCATTCATATTAAAATACATGGAGGAATTACTTATGGCAGAAGAAAAGAAGACAGCAAAGAATCCGGTTATAGAATTACCAATAAGCAAGAAGAAGATAGAGCTACGAATAGCAACTGGTAAGGACGAGGTCAAGGCTAACAATGTTAAGCCTATAAAGGCTGGCGATCCAGAATCTTATGTTGCAAATAGACGTGCCTTGCTTTGCTCTACTGTTGTATCTGTTGATGGTGAAGCTGTTGCTTTTGTTTCTGATAATCTTGACGAGTTACCGCTTAGAGATAGAGGCGTTCTAGAAACTGCATACCAAGCAATCAATGAAGTAACTGAGCAAGACGAATCTGCAGTTAAAGAGGTAGTTAACCCTTTTTTCGGAAAGTAGTCGTAATCGGGGATGTCGCTGGTTTCGGCTTAAGTGAAATACTAGACCAAAGTTTAAAAACAATAGAGAGCTTATACATAGCTTCTGTTGACTATGGTAATCTTGAAGGCAAAGGTCAACAACAAGAAGCTGAGCAATCTCCTGAGAATGTCATAGACGAAGCAATCCTTGCTGGTGATATAGTAAAGATAAAAGACGGCGATCCTGATGTTGAAAAAGAAATAAAGAAATGCATCGATAGTTATGAGAATTTAGGAATAGAAGTTGATCAAAAGATGCGCGAAGAAATATCTAAGAAGTTTTACTATAGATCATCTAACCCAGATGCCAACATGATAGTAGGAACAAGCATGACTCTTGCAGAACTTAAGTCACAAACTCCTGTTATAGATAATAAGGAGAACTTTGAAGCAGGTAAAGCACAGGTTCAAGCACATAATTAATGCTATAATTAACCCATGGCTTTTGATAATATCGATGAACTTCAGTTACGCCTGCAACAACTTGAGGGCAAGATATATGGCGGCACAAGTGGCGAAGACATATTAGATCTTTTTGAAGAGAAGGAAGAACTTGAAGGAAAGCTAGCGCGTGCAAAGTCTTTTATCTCAAATACGACTGACTCTGATTATCCAAATCTATATTTAGAAAATACTATATACGATCAAAACAAAGCAAATCTGCAGAAGATGATCTCACAGCAGGAGACAGAACTAATTCATGCTGATAATTCTTTTAAGTCAGAATCATATAAAGAATTTTTAAGAAAAGATATTTCCACAAAAAAGAAAACTATAGACAAGATGATGGGCAAGAGCGTTCCACTAACAAAAGAGTTTAGTAATTTTTATGGCGAAGACATTTCTATAAAAAATAAAACACATTCATTAATAGATACGCACGGAATAGGCAGGGCCTATCAAAGGTTTCTTAAAGATATGGAAACTGGAAAGGTCTCAAAAATAGATTCTGCTACTGGGATTGCATATGATAAAAACATGCTAACTCCTGCAGACATATTTAAAGATGCAAGATCTGCGCTTGCTGGAGCTGTAACTAACATGTCTGGCAAGAATGATGACATTGTCCCAATAATAATGGCTAGATCAAATGCATTTGATTTAGCAACTATAACAGAGGCTTTTACTGACCCGTATTCTAAGCAATCAAGAATGGTCGACATGATAAGAGATGGTAGCGTGAAGCTAGCTGGCGATCCAATATTAGTTAACAAGTTATCTTTATACAACGCAAACAAGCTTGAAAGGCTTAATGATACTGAGATAGAGTTCTTCAGAATGATGGAAGGGAATAGGTTGAAGTTTACTCCTATCGGAGCCAGGGCTGCAATGTTTCCTGAAGGCAGAGCAACATATGTCAAGAATAGAATAACAAAAGGGAAAAATATATCAGCAATAGGATTGTCTAGACTAAGGGGGTTAGACAGCGCTGCATCATTTTCTGGCGCGTCAAATATAATCGACGAGTCGGTGACAGCCTATAACGAAGTATTTAAATACATTGCAAATAATTTCTTTGGCAACGTTGGCGCAAAGGTTGAAAGAGTTGATAGGCTTTTTGACGAAATATTTTATGGCAATCCAGAAGATGGGGCAAAAAGATTAACGAAGTTTATATCCAGAGAAAGCATTGCCCAGCCAATAAGAGAGAAGATAATTGAATCAATATATGGATACAAGCCATCTAAGAGACAAATAAGGGCTGAATATAAAAGCATATCAGAGGCTGTAATATCCTGGGTTAGAGGAGAAAGAGTATTTCCAAATACAAAAACTATAGGGACAGGATCTGAGCCAGGCAAGCAGTATATAACTGGAGATTTCAGGACAGTAATGTCTAGGTCAGCAATGAGAAAGAAAGCTACACAGAAGTTTATACCTACAGGTCACGACATGAGAGCGTTTATTAGCGCTAGAGAGTCGCAGCTTATAGAGAAAAAATTCCTGCTAAAAGAAGATAAGTGGAGTTTGTGGACTGGAATATTTACTAAAGATACTGACGAGATAAAAGAGGTTACTCAAAAGATATTAAAAGAAGAACCATATGCTGCTCTTGGTGGTGGATTCAAATCGGCAAATAGAACTATAAACGAAATAATAAGAGCTTCATTCATGGCGGAGTCATCGCTAGACATTGACGAAGCTAGGGATATATTCCTTGCCAGCAGAGCTGCAAACTACTCTCAAGATAGTAAGAAGTTCGCTTCATATGCAAGAAGAACAAGAAGCATGGGATACGATGATTTCGTTTCTATGTCAGAAAGATTTAGAACATATAGAGGTCGCGGGGATTCATTAAGAAATTTACAAAGACTAACCCTTCAAGGCTTTAGAAATATGAATTCATTAGAGTCTTCTGCTAAATCATATGGTTATGATGCGCTTATAAGTAGAATAGCAAAAAGTTTAGATAGAGATTTAATATTAAAGACAACAGAGTCAGACGTAGGAATGGATATACTTGATAGTGTGAAAGGTATAAACCTTAGACAAGCTGCAGTTGAGCTGCTTTATGATCAACTGTCAGCATCTGGAGTGTCATTAAAGAATGTTAAGTCAAAGAGGGCAGAGCTTTCAAAGACAACATTGCACGGCATGATAAACCCACTACTGCTTAGAGACAGGGGAACGAATAGATTTGCTGGAAGAATGTTGTTCGATATTCCTGACAGGGCCGCAGGGCAGGTTGGTGATTTTGCTTCTGAATATTTAAAGATATTTAAAAACAACCCTGGATTATTTTCATCAATGATGGATGTGTCTGGCTTAAACTTAATGGCGCAGCCAATGAACAAGGCTGGCGGTTTTACAAAACAGAATATAAACATGCAGCTTAACGATGCTAAGGATTTTATTTCAAAGTTTATTGATCCATCATCTGGTAAGGCTAGGCAAAATATGACGTCTAGAGACAAGGTTATGTATCGTATGTTCATAGGCCAAAGTGGATCACAAATGATTGAAGACATAGATAAATATAAGCAAAGCCTTTCTGAGGCAAGGCCAGCAATAAATGATATTGTGGCAAATGCAAATAGAAATAATAAGCTAAAAAGAATAATGACAAATCTATCTTCAATCGATAAGGCTGATCTAAACAGGATAGATTCGACATATTCTGAAATGGTTGACAACATGAAGCTTCAGGTATCACTGCTTGGTGGCGACCCGAATTCAAAAGAGTATTCAGATTTTATAGTTGATGAATCTGCGCGGGCATTAAACAGAATAGTAATGGGTTCTAACATGGACAATATATTTACTGCCAAGCTAAAGATGGTGCTTGATGAAAACGATTTAAAGGTTGGCAATAGGCTTGACGTTAGACGAAACACATATAGCAATCTTAGGGATAAAAGGCTAATAGGTTTTGACTTAGAAACACACGGAACAAAATATTCTCAGGGCGACGTTTACCAATTTGGAGCTACAGTAAGAAGAAAGGGAAAGACTACTAACTTTGCCGTAACATTGCCATTCACGTTTAAGGAAGGCGGGAAGAGTTCTGCACTTGTTGGGGCATACACTGGAACACAAGGGCCATCAAAGAAAGATCTTAGAAGATTAAGATCATTAAACAAATATATATCTGGACTTGATCCAGATCTAGCTGGAACATATTTTGCAGCTTACAATGCAGAGTTCGACTTAAAGAAGCTAGACTCCTGGATAAATGCTGTCGAGGGTTCTGCAGATGGACTTACTGCTGACCCATACTATCAAGAGTTAAAGAAGTTTCAGAAGTTTGTTGGCAGAGCCACTAGAAGAGGGAAGACAATCGATGTATTTGATGTTGTAAAAAATGTCAGCATAAATGACAAGTCATTTAGGACGTCTACTTCTCTATCGCAAACAAAGGTAGCGTCAATGCTTGGCATAATGTTCTCTAATGCTCATGACGCTGGTGCAGACACGAAGGCAATGATAGATGTTTTACTTGAGCTAGAAAAGAAACATGGGAACTTGTTTTCATATGGTGCACATAAGGGGAATAGATTTGTTGGCTCGGTAGAAGCTGGGGCAGGCTTCCTAGGAACAATGACAAAGATGTATGACATTGCAGATGAAGTTGCTAAGAGGCATGGGTCAAGCAATTACGAAAGAAGGCAATTCATAAAGATGATTGAAAAATCAGCTAGGTCAACAATGACAAAAGCTGTAAGGATTGTGTCAGAGAAGTCTATGTTCGAGCACGGCAGAGGCGCCAATGTTGGCGACAGCGTGATGGATATGACCAAGGCCAGAAGGGTAGAGGTTGCACCAGAATCTGTTGGCGCAATAAAGGAAATGCTTATTGATATAGCGAGTATAGACAATAAAGATTCCTTTAGAGCTCTATTAGACAGGGGCTTCAATAGTGGGGTTAACAAGCTTTATCAAAAGGCGTACCAACTGGTAGAGGGTGATAGAGAAGTTGTTAGCCTAATGAAGTATCTGCCTACTAGAAGAACAAAAACAAGTAGCAGTCAAGTAATACAAGAAGTGGTTAAGAGGATAAGATCTGGAGCATTAACCAACACAAGGCAAATAAAGGGTGCAATGCCTAGGATTATATTTGATCTATACCTTGAAAGCATAAAGCCAAAGAAGGAATTAAGGGCGACACAGTCATTTATAAAAGGTTCATACACAGTAATGAAAGGTATTGGCAACTCAATAATGCGACGCGGAATCCCGACAGACGCAGAGGTGGCAGAGAATGTCAGAGCCCTTAGGGCCAATAAGGCTTACTCATATATATATAAAACTGCTGGAGATATAGAAGACAGGCTAATGGCTGCTTCAAGAAAGTATATAGAACCAATAACAGAAACAATAATGAAGCCTATCAATTTCTTTGCTGATAAGGAGTATGAAAGATTCGTTTCCTCTAAAGGATTTGGGAAGATAGACGATTTACTATCAGCATCTGGAAGCGCTGATGATATGCAGAAAGTTTTAGAACATAGAGCTAGACTACATAGGAACGCTTTTAAATACAAACATATAAACACTGCATTCAAGGGAGTGAAGAGTGGACTTGGTAAAGTTGGTAGAGTGATTGGGCTTGGTGGAAAGCTAGGATTAAATATTCTAGACGCATACCAATTTGCAGATTCTGTATCAATGTTGTTTGGAAAGTCTGTGCACTTAAAGGGAATGCGCCCTGTACTTATAGATTCTAAAGAGGCGGCTAGACATGCCGTTATGTCTGGTGCGTATGAAAGCGAAAAAGACTTTAATGCACAGAGAATATATGGAGCATTTTGGACAGCAAAAGGAATAAAGATGGGCGGCACAGGCGTTAACATATTCCTAAGAGGAGCAGGCAAAGGTTTAGCCAAGGGAGCCCTAAAAGGTCTTGGTAAAAAAACAATATCAAAATTCGGTATAGGTGCTGGGCTTGCTATGATACCAGTCGTAGGCCCATTTTTAGCTGGTGCATATGGTATTGCAATGGGAATATCAATGGCTATAGACATTGTTGGCCTTGGCCAAATGTTCATGGGTGGCCAAGGCTTTTCTACTCTAGATATATTTAGGACAGCTACAGCATATAAGTATGATTCACTAGGTCGAGAGTACACAACTAGGGAGTGGTCTCTCTGGGCAAAGATGCGTGGTCACACTGCGCCTGGATATGCCGACGACTCTTCAAGCGGTATAAAGCTGCTTGGTGCAGCAGCAGCAATAGCTGCATTCAATGCTCATGGATCAATGCGTACACATAATGTCTCTGATATAGAAGACTTAATGGGTGCTACAGCAAAAAGAGCATTGATAAAAGACCAGTCAAGCGCACTGCTTAATAGCCTAGAACAAGTTTTCAAAGGGGGAGTCGAAACAAAAGACAAGAAAGCTTTTAGGTCAATGTTAATTGATACACAGCGTCGCCTAAAGAAAGAGGTAGCAACAGGATTAATACCTGAATTTGAAGGTACCTCAATAAGGCGTCAGTTAGTTAAAATAAACAGGATGCATAAAGCTGGGTATGAAGGGGGCACAGTTAGCGCTGAGCTAGTAAGAACACTTGCCGATGCTAAATATTACATGATGTTCGATAAATACAGAGGCATGAGCATCAAGCAGCGAGACTCGTTGAGACAAGTAATGTTCTCTGAAGATCTAAAGCCTTATCTAAACGAATATAAGCATGCATTGTCAATGTCTGTTAACTATCTAACATCAGGAAGTGAAGGAAAGATAGCAGATATATTTAAAGATAATAATATGCTTGGCGAAGTAGCCTCAATTATTGGCAAGCGTGGAGACAAGAGAATAGATTCTAGTTCGTATGAACATATGGTAGATCTAGTTAAGTCTCAGTTAAAGGCAAAGACTGATAAGTTACAGAGAGTTCAAAACTTAGCAACTCAAGGCAATGTTGGCTATGAGGCAAACTTACTGAGAAAGGCATACATAAGTTCTGGGTTTTATAAGTCAGATGCAGTTAAGCAATTAAAAGGAACTATAAACCTTTATGATATGACTGGCGAGTTTGGCAATCCAGGAGAATTTAAACGCTTTGTTAGTCAGTATAAAAACGTTAAGACTGCAGGGAAATGGCTTGCAACTAGTCTGTGGTTCACTCCAGTAGATAAGCTTGCTGAAGCATATTATATTGGATCGCTACCTGAAGAAGACAGAGATGAAAGGCAGAGAGCCGCTGCTGCAAAGATAATGACGTTTGGCCCACTACAGGGATTCAATGTTCTAACTGCTGGGGCAAATAAGAATTCAAGCATTCAGACTGTAATGATGAATATGGATGCTGTTGAGGGTGTAAAGAATCCATTAGTTGGCATAATGATGTCATTTTACTTTGGCCAAAATAATGACATATATTCAAAGAGCTCAAGATATAAGTCAGGGCCATTCAAGGATGGAGGAATGCTTAGTGGGATTAAGTTAGCTACTGCAGAGGCGCTTAATACAGCAGCAACAACTACGCTTGTTGTTAAGGGTGCGGAAGTTGCTGGTGACTTTCATACTTCTAAACTATCAAAGCTAGACAATCCTACTGTATTGCTTTCATACCACAAGAACCGTATGCACTCATTTTATTCTGAAGGAAGCAATGTTAAGAAATTGAGATCACAGATAATAAAACTAAAACAATCAATCGTTGAAGGAAAGGTTGATGGAGGAGAATCTAAGAAGATAATTAAATATTATGACAAGATGATAGCTGACTTAGATAATTTAGATTATTCAAAATTCAAGAAAGCAATTGATAAAGACTTTGCACAGATGACTGATATGATAAAGACTAGGTATAAGGATGCGAATGAACATATATTAACAAGCACTTTCAAAGAGAACATGGATGATAGTACGAAGTATATGTCGTCTTTCTATAAGTCATTTACAATTAGAACAAGACCAGAGGGCATGCCATCTACTACCGCTACAATAATGACACAAACTATTATGAAAGGCTTAGGCCTTTCGCCTAGAGATAATCAAGCAATTAATGCTGCATTCAATTTAGGCAGCATGGCATATATGGCGCTAGCATCTGCGACAATAGCTAATGCTAATTATGGATACGACACGTATGCTACGAATGCTTATATAGATGGATTAAAAGCCTTGCATTATATGGAAGAAAATATTGCTGGAGATATAGCAAATATTCCTCTTGCAAACTTGCCAATGAATTTAAGAAAGTCACTAGGCTCATTTTTAGATGAGAGAACCAGAGAGCTTAATAAAAGCAGAACAGGAAAATTGTTAAGGCTACCTGGAATTAATAAGTCACAAATGTTCTGGCAGGACGTAATGGGCCTTGGTCTATCAAGGGGCAATAAGAAACTTACAACAATGCAAGCTGCAACTAGAGCTGGTTATACTAGAGAGCAGGTTTTAAAAATGATCGCCCAGTATAGATCAGAAGCTCTAATGTCTCCGACCAAGAAGGTTTTATCGTATTCTGCAGAGGAAGGTAAGTTGTCTAAGCTTGGCATTGACAATAAGATGAGGAAAAAGTTAGGCCTTGATGAATATACTTTGGATAAGATGGAAAAGCTTGCGCAGTCAGGATTGATTTCAGATCCAGGAACCTTTGTTAATAAGCGCGCATTGTTTTCATTACAGAAGAAGAAAGTCCACGGAAGCCTAACCTTCGCTGAAAAGAAATTGTATAGGGAACTAGTTGGTGCGTATACTGGCGGAGTAAGACAATATGAAGGTTATGAGAAGTTGTTTTACAAGCCAAGATATGGACTAGAAATGTTTGCAAAAGAGATTGAAATAAATAGCATATACTCAAATGCAGTTAACCCAAGCGGAAGTCTAGACTTTGCTTCGCTTCTTCAGGACGCAAGCATTAAAGAGCAACAGACATTTATGAATACAAATATGTGGACGCCGCTTCAAGATGACAATACTTCGCTTGCAGTTGAAGGCCACAAAAACTTTGTTGTTTTGTCATCACTTGCATTGTCTCGTGATCCAGACTTTAGAAAAAGATTTGAGAATATATCAAAGAAATACAACGTGGTAACTGGAACAACTGGCAAGGGTGGAATGAGAGACGCAATAAACATAGCCTCTTTCCTAATGCATAAGAAAGGCGATTATAAGGGAGCTGCAGATATATCAGACAGGTTCTGGTTTGGAGATGCGAATAGAGCCGTTGAAGAAGCTAGGATGTTTAATCTTGGCAGTGAATACCACGACCTATGGAAGTCACAAATGAATGACGCAGAAGCTATGCGTAAGACATTATCTGATTCTGAGTTCTATGATTTTATGGTTGAGTCATCTACATATATTGCATCTAAAGATAAAGCGCTAGCAAATTTCTTCGTTGGTTCAGATGACAAAATGCTTAAAGAGGTTAAGCGCCGAATGTTCTTTAAGTTCGGTGAAGACAAGAAGTCAATGAGGATAATGGAAGACCCAGTAACTGGCAAGGTAATATTTAAACCAGGCGGACGAAAGACGAGAAAGAGATTCGTATTCGATAGGCGTAGAAATATATTTAAAAACTATAGCTACTCAAGCGGGTTTAATGGCGCTGGGTTTAAGCCAGATAGCTATCATAACAAGATGGTTCAGGCATACCTCAAGATAGATGAGAACTTGCTGTATACTGCACAATCATATGTTATAAGCCTAGATAAGGACGATGTAGTTCCGAAAGAAATGAAAAATGCGCACATCGTAATCGAGCAGGGCAACGCAGAACACTCTCTTGCCTTTAATCCGGAAACAAATGAATGGCATGTTCAGGTAAGAAATATAGACCCACAACTAAACTATGAAGAAAAGAACAGGTTCTTTACTCGCCACAACTATAAAAAACAGCTTACTGCTGAAGCGAAAACTCTTGTATCTATGAAGACAGATTTACAGGAGCTTTCTAAAGCGGTATCTCGTGGGTCAGTAAATGAAGAAGGTGAATTTGAATACGTTCCAGGCAAGTCTCCTCTATCTAAAGATAAGGGGCATGCAGCAAAGATGCAGCGAGTATTTAACAGATTAAAGACAGAGGCCAAATACGTAAGAGATGATAATAGCAGACGAACAGAAATGGAGAATAGCCAAGCTGCTGTGAAATTAATGATAGAAAAATTGAGACAAATTGGAGGAATAAACAAGGAATCAAAGAAGCTAAAAAAGATGGCTAATAAATATTGGCTAGATTTTATGTCTTTTGATTACTATTCTAAAGACAGCTTAGAACAACTTATAACGACAGACATATCAGAAATAAGCTATAATAGTCTTAACAAGGTGGTTGTATATTAATGCCAATTAGCTACGATGATTATATGAGTAAGATAGAGACTTCTGGCAGTAAGTTCACAACAGGCTCTGCATATTCTTTTTCTGTTACAGGATCAGGGTACTCGTCTGTATATGCATCTAACAATGCAAGTAAACAGAATTTATCTGCATCGAATGTTTCAAAGAAGATAGGTGTGGGCCCTGAGGGCATATCCCACCTAGGAAATGCTAGTGCATTTGGCAAGTTCAAAAGAACAAGTATAGAAAGAAAGTATCAGGCAGATACAGAATATTATATAAGGAAAGACTATACGAAAGCCGTAACAACAATGCAGACCTATTCCGATTATGGTTCTGGGCCATTAGGGAAAGCAAATAGGAATATATTTGATATGGGTGAGCTTACCTATTCAAGAACAAGTACCCGCAGGACATATGACACAGCTTCTTCTAAGCTTCCAAACCACATGAACCCAACTGCTCTTGATGACACTTCGTTTCAGTATGGTGTTACTGGATCTACATTTGCAAAGATAAATACATCAAATCCATATAAATCAATGTCTGTTCTCTACAGCATGCAATTGATCAATACGGATACCAAACAGGTAGATTCGGATCTAGTCAATAAGTATTTCAGTTCTGCTACAAAGGATCCAACTGTATTTTCTAACGCTGTAAAAACGTTTAATCAAATAGAAAAGAAAACTCGTGCCTTGCGAAAGTCTGGAGAGCTACCAAAGGGAGATGGCGGGACGGCAACATTAGGTGCAGATGCAACAGAAGATGGTGTGTCTTTCTATTACTTAGATAAAGATGGCAAAAAGCTAGAGGTTGCAACAATGCCAAACGTCTCGCCAGAGGATGCTGAAATAATAAGCATGGTTAAGGCTGGCGCACTTGCTGGCTCTATCGATAATGGTTCCAAGACTTCAAATCCATACTATAGGCTTTTGACTTCTGGAAGTATAGACGCCAAGAAATTGGACATAGTAATGAAGCACGGCTTCCTTTCTAACGCAATGAACATTTCTGATGCATCGTTTGCATCAATTAACAAGATATTTGTGATATAATTATTCCATGGCATTTGTAGTAAATAAGATAGATTACACACAGGCTAGGGATAATCTCAAGCAAGTAAAGCTTTTTGGCAATCCTATAGATATAGGCCCAGGAAATCAAAAGTGGCTTGACGAAGCTGCAAAGAAAAACTCTAAGGTAAATCAGTTATCATCTATATTATTAGGAAAAGAAAAAGATGCAGTAGTTCTCGAAGAGTATACTGGCAATAAAGATAATGGCAGATACTTTGTATTTGTTGAATATAAAGATTGGCAGAACCAACAACGAAGAGGCATCACTGGTGATGGCAACATGATATTGTCTACCATGAGTGAAATAGAATTTACAGACTCTCAGGTTCTACCAGATGTAAATGTTCCTGGCATGGGTGCAATAACAATGAACATGGGGCCTAATGCTAAGTATATAAACTTTAAAGGTATGTTTATGTTTGACAGGCCAGAAGAGTCTGTCGCTTGGCTGGAAGAAAGAAAAGATTCTGGGGCCGTATTTAAATTTCATTACAAGAATTGGCATAGATATGCAATGATTGCCAGATTAAATTTTAAAGCTGGCAAAAATCATGAGCATATATCTTATGAGATAGGGTTAAAGTTCCTCTCGTTCGATCAGGAAGATGTAGTTAATATTGTAAAAGATTCATCTAAGAGAACTAGGCTATCAGAGTTTGCTATGTCTGAAGTCTCAGGAAGATTATTATTAGCATATGCCGACGCTGCAGCTTCTGTTACTGGCCTTAATGATAAGGTTGATGAGTTCAGTGCATTTCTAGAAAATGCTGAAAAGAATTTCGGCTTCATATCATCAGTAATATCTGGTGCAAGTAACTCAATGAATGTTTTATTGCAGAACAATGTCTTAACAAAGGCAGCAAAAGAAACAAAAAGAGTGCTAGGCAATGCTACTGCAGATTTAACTAAAAGCCTTAATGCTGCTGGTAATTTTAATAAAACTATTGACAATGCTGTTTCAGATATAAAATCTAAACTAGGATTCTAGGAGACATTAATGACTACTGATCTTGTAAATAATTACAACGCAGCTTCTGACTTCTTGCAGAATGCAGAAACTATCTTAGGATCAAATCTATTATCTCAGGTAGTTATAAACAGGCTGAATGGAGTTATAAAAGATCAAGACAAGGCTGATTATTTTAATGCAATTAAGTCTGGACTATCAAGTGTTCAGGAAGAGTTAACACTCGTAGACACTGGTGAGTTTTCTAGCTTTACACAATCAGAGAAACTATCACCGCCTGGTGCATTGTATGGCAATGAGGATGAAGTAGTTTCTCCAGGTGTTGCTGAACAAGCTTCGTTCAGCGTAATGCATCCAAATGTTCTCGATTACGATATACCAGTAGCTGGCTCAACACCAAAGCCTGGGTATTTAATGTTCTACATAGGACAAGACACAAGTCACTCACACTTAATGGCATGTCAAGGCTTGGCTCCGCAATCTTTTACAAAGCACGTAAACGTCCTTTCAGTTCCAAATATAGGCGAGAGCAATGAATTTGAAACCTCTCCACAACAGATAGCCTATCCATTTGTTATGAAATATAGTAACTCTGTTGATCCACTTGAATATAAATATTTAATATTTTATGCGTCAGAGAATCAAAACATAGACGGGACACTGGATAGCACTTGTGATATACGTGTAGTGAAGTGGACAGGAGAAATAAACCCTGACACAGGAGACTTTACATATAACGGAAATAGCACTATAGACGCGGTGTCTATAGATGTTGATGGTAATAAAGTATTTTCTAGTGGTGATTTAGTATTAGAGCATACAGCTGAGGTGCCTAGCCTTTATGCTCCATACGCAGAGTATGAAGAATCTACAGGCATTGTACACATATGGTACACAGGTCTCGATGCACAATCTGCAACGTCTGCAATCTATTATACTCAAACTACTATAGCTAACTTAACAGCTGGCACGCCATCATTAGTTGCATTGTCTCCAGTACCATTCATTTCATTGCAAAGAGGAAGTGATGGATTGATTGCTGCAAATGAATCCATCTTTAGAAAAGACGGGTCGACATTATCATTAGGCAATCATTGTATAGCATTTAAGGGAAAGCTTTTAGCTAGAGGATCAAGGCAGTATAGGCATTGCTGGCTGAGTGTTGAAGCATTTTCTGAGGCTGGCGATTCAGAGTACATATGTCTACATGCAATAACGCCAACAGAAGTAATTACAGAGAGTTACAATCCTAGCCCACAAATACATAGTATAGTTGGCGACAAAGACGATTTCTCTTCAGCAATATCTAGATGTTATGCTCCTGCAGTCTACTCTGTTAATGGTGAAGATACTTTTTATACTTGGTGGACGTCTGGTTCAGAATCTAAAAGCTTTATAGCATTTGCTGGAAACAAAACACTAGCATCTAAGTATTGGGCAGAGACACCTGCGTCTGTTGTGTTCAATGAAATGCAAGGTCAAGAGGCGGCTAGAGCATTGGTTGACTCATCTAATGAAGGTCAGACAAATAACTTTTATGTATTTAAGGCTGGAGAGTCAAGCGCTGAAGTGCCGATGAACATACCGGAATTTCCGATAAGCTTAACTGTACCTGAGGATATTTATAATTTTGATATAGACAAATCCATTAAGATGACAACACAGGCATCAATCGATGCTAAGGAGCCTATTGACAGCTCCATAAGTTCTAGCAAGTTTGATAGCTATACTGGCAGAAGCCAACAAAGAAAAGACGTCTACTTAGAGGGCTATTATGTTTGTAAGCCTGGCGACACACTTGATAGGATAGCCTCTTTGTATTATAAAGACTATATAAAGGATGACATCCCATTCGGAGTTATACAATACGCCGGAATGATTTCAAGCGTTAATGGCGACATAGATGACATAGACATAACTCCAGGACTTAAGCTTAACATACCAGATCCAAGAGAGTTGAAATGATTGAGAATTACATAGAAGATATAAGAAAAGGACTTAATCCACTTGTCTTTGTCAAGATATCCAAGTCAGGAATTGATTATACTCAAGATAATGATGGAGATATAGATACTGTAGAGAAGATAACTATCTCAGACTTATTTGATTCGACTAAAAAGAATATAAAGTTTTCTGAAATAATAGACAGGGCCCAAGAAAAGGCTTCTTTACTTCCAAAGAAAACCAGCGTTAAACAGCTAGACAAATATATAATAGGAGATTTGCCAGGGCATCCAGGTAAGCACGTCTCTATCGCAGAGACTGAAGAATATTTAGAGCTAAATAATATATTCTCACTAAAGGTAGAGAATAATCAAGAATCAATGGCGGATACATTTAGGTTTTCTATTCCTTTATCATCAATGTATTTTGACTCAAAAAATGCATCAAAGATATTTACATATATTAAAAAGCTAGTATCAACGCTTCAAACAAAGGAAGAGATAGATAGCAGATCAATCAACCAACAGTATACACATCTCAATAAAATGAAAAGCTCTGGTAGATATGTTGAAATATATTATGGATATAAGGAACAGATCCCAGACGGAGAAGAAGTTCATGATGTCTACGACCAGCACTTTAGCAGGTTCGTTGGGTGTGTTGACTTTTGTTCTGTAAATGAAATATATAATATAATTAGTTTTTCTGGCAGAGATCTAGTTGGGCTAATGATGGATATAAAGTCTTCTGTAGACTTTTCTCAAAGCCTAAAGAATGTGTCATCTGTAGTAAGAACAAGCGTAATGAAAAACACAGGCTTAGTCCTGCTTGAAAATACTTATACTGACTGCATGATTAAAGGCACAAAAAAAGAAAGAGTTAAAGACTCAATACTTACAACCCAAGGCCAGATAACTAGCTTCTTAAAATCAGTTAGCACTACTGGAGAGAGATACGAAGAAGAAACAGGAAACATATTTGAAATAGCTGAAAAAGTTTTTGATCCAGAAAAGGCTGGGGATTCAAATCAAAAAGAAATAAACAGGTATGCGCAAGCAGCGAAAGCCTTTCATAACTCATACGGAAATGAAGCTATAAATTTTTGGGATATATTACAATTTGCAGCGACAATAACAAACCATGTTGTATATCTAATACCAGGAACAAATATAATATATTTTGGAATACCTGACTACTCACTATCAAAGGGTTCTATAAATTTGCCAAGCAGAGATACCAATACTGGTGCAATATCTAATGGCAAAGAAGTCAATACACTTCAATTTAGATATAGTATGCCTGTGTCAAAACATTCAAAGAAGATATTGGTTGCAACATCATCATCTAATGCTGGAGGATATTATTCTTATGTCATATGCCCTAAAGAGATATTGGGAACAGGCGGAACTGTGTCTTCATTTGTTAGCGACCTAAAGGCAAAGCTTAATGCTTTTGCAGCTAAAGATTCTAATGTAAATAAATCATCTCTTGCTACAGATTTGATGTACAGAGTAAAGACCAAGGATGGCTTTCAAGACTATTCAATAATATTTGCGGCTACTGGCAGTAACTTTGGAGATGCTAAAGACTTGTTTAGGTTCTCTTCCATAGTTGCATACAAAAGATTATTGGTTGATACAGTAAAAATAAATGCCATGGTTATTGGTGATGGCACGATTAATACAAGTTATGCGTCTACTATAAAAAATGCTTCAATTCTTGAGAGAATATTTAATTATAATGATACAACACTTGTTAATGATACTGAATATAATGGTGTAAAGTTTAAAGTGGCAGAAGCAACGCATGAATATACTTCAGAAAAAGGATTCTTCACAAATCTATTATTGGAAAAATCTTTCCTTGAAGATATGAGAAGCACATCTACAGGGTTAGATAATGGAATTTATTGTATAGAGCTTCAGTTAGACCAGGAAACAGTTGCTGGCCTTAGTCAAGATAAAGGAAGCAGGATATATAACTAATGCAAGGATATACTTACGAAGGTGCAATATCAGACCTAACTGCAATGGACTCAATGCCAGGGACTTATACTCGTCGCGGAGATGTTCAAGGCAAAGTCCATAGTATTGCAAAGAACGCTACAACAAGCATCAGAGCCTTCAAGGGCTTTGTGGTTAGCGATAGGCCTTACACAAACTCTGATGGTATTGCATTAATGAAGGTAAGGAATCCCAGGTCGCTAACAATAGAATGTAAGTTATCTACACCTATAGGCGGTAGAGATAGAGTAAGGGACTACACTCCTACAAAGGGAGATGTTGTTTACTGTATTCACTGCATGGATGATGACTATCCAATTATTTTCGCATTTCCTAATGGACACTCAGGTAATAGGCAGTGGGCAAGACTTGAGCCTGGCGAAGAGCGTGATGTTTACAGAAATAAAACATATATGTGGCATAAGATAAATGGTAGTTGCAACTTTAATATTCGTAATAATTATTTATTAGAAGTTGCCAATGACTTTAAATCTATAATCAAAAACAATTACACACTTGAAGTTAAAGATACTATCAATATATCTTCAGTAGATAGGACCTGGATATACGCAGGCTCATTCCTTAATCTTAAATCAGCTAAGAATGTTAATATAAGATCAGAGTGGTCTTCTATAAATATGCGTGCAGCTAAAAACTTTTGGGCCCAGATAGATGGAAAAGTTGAGCTGAAATGTGCTAATATACTACTAGGGGCTAGTGAAGGACATGAGTTGGCGCTTAAAGGAACGACAGCGCAGCTTGAGTTTAATACTCATACGCATATAGGTAATTTAGGTTTTCCTACTGCACCACCAACTGTCCCAATGAATGCGTTAGCATCGGAGGTAAAAGTTGTATAGTGTCCCTAATGATATAATGCTTGACACAGAAACGAACGAACTTACGTTTAATGCTCGTGGCGATCTAATGACAGCAGCTGACCTCGTTGGTGAAGATAATAAGATAAATGCAAGCGTTAAGCAATGGGTTAGAAATAGAATTTTACTTGATTACTTAAATGGACACCCAGAGCTTGAGAGTTTAAATAACTATGTAAGCGAATTAAATACAGACAATCTAGAGGTCTCAACGCTTTCTACTATAAATAAGTATATAGAAACTGCGCTTCTTGAGAATGAGTTCATAGAATCTGTATCAGTATCAACATCTCAAGATAAGGAAGACTTATCTTTGATATTAAATATAGATTATGTTGTATATGCGTCAGCATCTACTGATAGTTTACAAGCAATTTGGGAGGTTTAGGATGGGATTTTTACCAATAGGGCTGGAGCTTTTAACTTATGACCAGATAGTCAACGATATAGTTGATGTATTTGATGCAGAGGACAAACATGCTACAGACGCAAGAACAATAGGATCAGTTCAAAGAACATATATAGAAGCTATAGCGTTACAAATATTTAAGATACATAACAGACAAAGAAAATTAATGTCTCGTCCACACTGGGCATCGGCATCTGGTAAAGATCTAGATGATTTAGCTGCAGGATATGGGCTCACAAGGGAAGATGCATCAAAATCTTCTGGTCCATTAACCTTCTATAGAAGCACAGCAACACAGCCAATCCTAATTCCTGCAGGAACAAGGGTAGTTAGACCAGCCTCTGGTAGCGTTGAGGAGCTTGGATACTATACATTGTCAGACGTATATCTAGGCATTGGCGTAGCGTCTCAAACAGTTGATGTCGAGGCGGAGTCTACAGGAGAAGTTGGAAACACTGGCATAAGAACAATTACACAAACTAGCGTAGCGGGAATCACTGGCGCTTATAACCCATCTGAATATACTAATGGCAGAGACATAGAAAGTGATGATGAGTTAAGAAGAAGATTATCATTGCTGTTTGCATCAATGCAGAAAGCAACTATTGATGCAATTAAATTCGCTGCATTCTCAGTGGCTGGAGTTGACTCTGTTGTTATATCAGAGAATGATCCATACCCTGGATATATAAAAGTATATACTTCAGACGAGAACGGTATTCAAACGCTGAGCACAAAGCTTGCCGTTGAGGATGCTATAGAGGAATATAAAGCTGCAGGCATTACTGTTGTTGTAGACAAGCCTCAAATAAGATATGAAGCAATAACTGTTCAGGTCAATATAGTAGATCCAACATTATATGTAGATGTAAAAGACGAACTTGAACTATCTCTAACTAATTGGCTTAATCAGTTTGCCATGGGAGAAGCATTGTTAATATCAGAGATAATTGCAAAACTTCATGAGAGTTCAAATGTTTATAATGTTGAGTCAGTAGTTGCACCAGCGACAGACATAGAGCCATTAAACAATCAAATAATAAGGCCATCTTCAATTAATGTGGAGATAACAAATGCCGCTTAATAAGTTTCTAGAGTCAACAGTAAAAGTAGACAAGACTACTGCGCTGAAGGTTCTGGAATCATTGCCAGAGCCAATGCAACCTACGTTATTAAAGAATGGCGCTGGTATACTAGAGAGTCCTACATACTTATTTCTCCACAAGCTTTTCAAAGACTATGTGGATAAGTTTAATCAAGAATATAATGAGATGTATAACGGGCTGACGCTTAAGACTGCCTATGGGTTTTGGTTAAAGATGTATGGAGCTTCTGTAAACATTGCACCTATATCTGGAGAGACTATAGAGAATCAATATACCTCAGACGAGACTGTTGTAGTAGAAGTTGATGAAATAGTTAAGGTTGTTTTAGGGCATTCAGCTGGAGGAGCTGAGCTTCATTATTATAAAAGACTTAATACTCAGCTTCCGTTAACAGACTTATCAACAATTGATTTCACTTCTTTAGACTGGCAAGATGTAACTACATATGATGAACCAGAGGCTACATTTAAAGCAAGAATAATAAATGAAATATTTAAAAACAAGGTATCAAATATTGCAATCAAGGATGCACTGCAACCTTTTTCCTCTACTGAGGTTTTTGTTCTTGATAAGCTAGGAGCTTCGGCATCTTCAAGCATTGGAATACAAACAATACCGTCCGAACTCCCATTCCTTTCTTATGACGAACAAGAGATATACACTTCACTATCTTCAGATATTGATTCATCAGTGCTTACAATCCAGCTTGATGACACTTCGTTCTTCCCAGACTCTGGCGTGATACAGATCGGTCAGGAGTATATGTTATATAGTTCAAAGGATTCTAGTAATATATACGTAGAAGAAAGAGGATATGCAGAAACTTCTGCAGCTCCTCACTATGCAACAAATAGAGTTTACTATGCTACTAGATTTTTTAATATGTTTCTCGATGCCTTTAATGTTTTAGGTGGCCTAACGACAGACGCTGATGGAAATCCTGCTGTAAGCGGTGCCTTTGAGTTTGATATATATATCACACCATATCCCAATACTGACAATACAATAAAGACAATTACTAATATCGTCAACTCTTTTAAAGCATCTGGAACTAAGTTCAATCTTAAAATCGGGTTGCCCTATAGTGGCTAGAAAGGTTATAATTAGAATATGCCAGGCTCATTAATTACAGTTCGTGAATACACAGAAAACGACACAGAGATGTCCATCTTTGACTTCGGTTATATAGCTCAAGATCAGATAGGATTCTCTAAGCGATTAGTAATATATAACAACTACGATGCGCTTGCTAACGTTGGTGACGCACTAGCTGTTAATATATGTGCCTATGACGATGAAGACAAGAACGCTGCAACAGAGCCAATAGTTGGTAAATGGATAGAAGCTAGACAAGTTGAATACAATGGCGTAGCTCTTGATGATCAGCCTTGGACTCCGATAGGCGGATCAAATAAGCTTCTGCTTCCTTATAACTCAGCGAAGATAAATGGATCTGACGGAGAGCGTGGATCAAGCACTATTATAGAACTGAGGATGAATATTCCTCACGACATTACAATATATGGCGAATACAAACCGTATATATGCCTAGAATATGAGGAAGCTTAATGGTAAAAGGTAAACAAGTATACTCAGCTGGTGAGCTATATACAACGTCAGCAGTAAATCAAGAACAATTAGATAGAGAGATTGGAGATAGCAATCTAATATCAGACCTTATAACCAAGGGCAAGGTAATAATTGGAGACACAGGCTTAAAGGGAGTTGCTGGATCTTCAGAATTTTCTATAAACCCAGGCACGGCATATGCATTGCAGAGTAATGATATTGTAAGGCGTATAGCCCTTGAATCTTTTATTGAATACGAGCCTCAAATGTCTGTTGATAAGAACACAGTTGTTGTGGATCACAAGATAAAACCTGGCGGCACAGTGAGAGTTTACAAAGCTTTCGCAGCAAACAGATTCATCGAGATGGAATCAGTTGGCGAAGGCGATGGGACTATCGCTCAATTTGATTTACAATATGTTTCCGATGGCGACGATGCTGATCCTAATTTTGTATATATAAACGAGAACGCTATCGATCCTTCTAAGTGGTTCTTTACAACTGGATCTAATGGTCAGTCTCAAAAAGCAATTAAATTTAATCAAACAACTTCAGAGATAGAAACAGATAACGCTCAGGCAGATTGGAACCTGACAGGGCTTATATTAAAACTATCTCTCTTTAATCCAGCAACACTCAGCTTTATAAACGTAGATGTTAACTTTGTTGGCGCGAATCCGCTTGCAACTAATGATGTTGTTGCGCAAATTCAATCAGCAATAAACAATGCTGGCATGAATCCTTATTATCAAGCGACGACAAGCGCAAGTAAGATAAGTATATCAAGTATAAATACAGGCTTTGACAAGAGAATTAAAATAATTTCAAGCGGTAGCACAGCAATAGGCGTTGGGCTTCTAGAATACAGTGGAGCAAATTTAGACACAGAGGTTGCTGGCTCTGGTGAGGTTACATTATATGATAGGGTTTATTGTTCTTACACTAGATATTATAAGGATTATTATGGAAGCTTTAGCTTAACCGACTATAAAACAATAACGCTTAATGATGATCTAACTAGTGAAGAGGATCAGAATGAATCAATTCCAGTTATCGTAGAATATGAGCCAGACCTTACATATTATTATGGTGGTGATGAATACTCAATAGCAGCTCTGCCATCTAGTGGTAATAGCCGATATGATTTAGTATACATCGAGTTTAAAGAAGATAAAAAATACCATGAACAATTCTTTTTCAATACTGATACATTAGCACCAGAAAGAAAAACATCTCTATCTAGAAATGTATATAGTTATGAGATTAAAGTTTTATCAGCAGCAGAGGCCGCTACGAATCCTCCGCATGTTGATATTGACGATTTATTAAATTCATCAACTGGTGTTAGTCCATATGCCATACCACTATTTGAGGTTCTAGTAACTGATGCTGGCGCTGTTTCTATAGAGAATAACATTATAGGTTCGGTTACTGGCACTCAGGACGTAAACTATTTAAGACTATCTGACTATAGGTTCTATAATTCAAACCTAGATAATTTTAGACGAAGAGAAATTGATGTTCCAATAAAAGAACAATGGACAGTCACTACAGGCAATTCAACTCAGATATTAAACTTTGACGAAGAGTATGGATATTGCATAGCAGATGATTATGTTACAGTTGCTGACCAGAACCCTAGTGGAGATCTTGTATATAGAGATGCAGCTGGAGCTCCTGCGGCAGAAGATATTGATAACTTAATATTCGCAAAGATAACAACAGCAACTCCTGGTTCCGAAGAAGTCACGTTCTATCGTGGCGATCCAAATGGAACTCTCGGTGTTGACTATAATGTATTCACAACAGCTTCAAATGAAGACTGGATTCTTAACTACTATATAAGATCAACGATAGAAAGAATGCCTGTTGATATTTTAAAAACACTATCAACAAACGGAATGGCAATAGATTCTGGCGCATTAACTGAAACAGCTAAGAACTTAAGAAAGCTTAGGGTAGACTTTAATACTGTAATGAACGGCAAGCTTACCTATATTAAGAGTTTGCAAGAAATAAAATGGACAGCAACCAGATTCTTATTTAGAGACATAGATGGTTCTTCTGTCAATACTCTAACAGCCAGTGCGGCCAATGTTGCAATAGCTGACGGAGAATATGCTTATGTTATATTTGACAGAACTGGCGCCACTGTATTAAATGATGAAGTAAAAGTGGACTCAAACCCTTGGGCCCTACATCCTGATTATGAAAACGATTTAATAATTCTTGGCGTAAGAGATGGGCAAGACTTCTTTTATGCAAATGATTCTAATAGTGGTACTGGCGGTGGCGGAGAGTGGGTTGAAGAAGTCAATGCTCCAGCCACAATGACTGGTTCAAATCAGCTAGTTATACCAGACGCAGACGACGTTGCTGATTCTATATATTCTATTGGAAGGTTTGTCAGAATTGAAACAGTTGAAGGACTGGGTGCTGAAAATTATTACTATGCTCAAATATCTGCAGTAGCTAGTGCTCCACCAAACTTCACAATAGATATAGAGAATGTTCAAGATAAAGATGGAACATCACAAACAATTACTAGCGGAGCTACAATATTATCTTTTAAATATGTTGCCATGCAGATGAAATATATGGGAATAAACAATGATGTCAACCCACAGAACAAAGCCTTGCTAGATCACGTAAGTGACTTTTCAATTCACAATTCTTTTAAATATGTATTTAACACAGAGAATCTTTCATCACAAATTGGTGTAGGGGGATCCGGATTATCCTTTACAATGACTTCTGATGGAGAGACAGACTCTATAGTTGTATATCATAATGGTGTTTTACTTGATCCTGCAAGTGAGTATACTGTTAATTCAACAAACTCTTTTACAATTATTGGCAACGTTGATCCTGATGATAGCGTTTTCGTATCATATGCACTGCTAGGTCAGGAGCAAGGATTCGTGTTTAATGAAGACTTGGGCGTTCAAGGCATAGGAAGCGTGTTCACAACAGCACAAGAATTCGTTCCATCATCTATAATGGTATTTAGGAATGGCGGTTATTTAACCTTAGGTAGTACTCCAAATGGATATACTGTAACAGATTCAAATGAAATAACATTAGGCAGTGCTTTGACTGCTGGAGAAACTCTTGTTGTGCACTATGATATAGCTGGAGGAGATACGAACTTTGTCATATTCAATGAGAACGTTTCTAGTCAAGCACCAGGATCTACATTCTCTTTAGTCAACGCGTTTTTTCCAGACTCATTAATGGTCATAAGAAACGGGCAGGTACTAACACAAGGAATAGACCCAGGAGACTTTACGGTTTCTGGAACAAGAACATTTACCCTCAATACTCCAGCAGAAAGCTGGGAATCTATAGTCGTTACATACAATAGACAATGGACTACAGTTGCTGCACTTATAGATTTAACAGATGTAAATCTAGAAAGCCCTGCAGAAGGAGATGTTCTTACATATAATGCAACTTCTGAGAAGTGGGAAAATACAGTTCAAAAAGAATATATTACGCTTAAGGCAATGGTTCCTTCAGTAAGTTCTTATCTAGACATAGCATCTATTCCTTGGGACGGAACTATAACTGGAGTAAAAATCAAGTGTGACCAAGGTACTGCAAACTTAACTGCTAGTCTATATAAAAATGGCGCCAGCTTAGTCGCTGGACCGACAGCATTATTAAATAATAACTGGACAGATCCAGGCCCATTGGCAAACACGTCTGTTGTAATAGGGGATACACTTAACTTAGATGTTTCTTCTTACACAACAGGAACAGTGTTACTTATTGAGGTTGAAATAACCCGATAAGCTCTGATATAATTTAAGTAAGGAGAAAATTATGACAAGAGAAGGTTTAAGAGAAGTACAAGTAGCATTCTATTGGGGCGCTAAAACTGCAGCAGAAATAACTACAATAGAAGGATCGGGTGATGCAGCTGCTGGAGACCTTGTTTACAATAGCGACGACTCTTCCCTTCTTGTTTTCAATAGTACGTCTGGAACATTTGTAGCTCCATATGCCGAATGGTTCCCTGGTTCATAGTAAAATCTTGGAGGATTAAATGAGTAATTTTGATATAAAAGAGATACAAGACAAACTTGATCTAGACTTTAAAAGTTTTGATAAAGGCAATGCCCCACAAGATGTTTTGTTTAACTATAAAGGTGAAAGCACAGAGAATAAGATAGAACTTTTCAAGCTTCTATTAACTCATGGCGCTGTCTTAAACAGCTCAATGCTTTCAAATCTTTGGTTTTTAATTAGATCTGGAGCAGACTTGTCAGATGATTTCTTTAAGTTAGATGCCGTATGGTTCAATGATCTTGAAGAATTTCTTGATATAAAAATAGAATTGAAAAAAGAAATAGATATATTCACAAGAGAACTTGTTAAGTATTACCTTGCAGTTATGGCCTCTGCTTCATATGAAATGGAAGGCTCTGACGAAGGAGCCGAAGGAATTCCTTATACATTCCAAAGAGTATTGCTAAGCACTGACTTATTTTCTTTATCAAATTTAGTATACAAGGTTGATTTAAATACAAAAGATTTACCAATAGTTTCAGGCTCTGTAAAAATATTGAGTGCACTTGTTGGTAAAGCTAAATTTATAATGAGCTTTGCTGAAGATGTATTAAACAAATCTGTAGAGGTAGATAGGTAATGGCGCCAACTATATCATATCAAGCAGTAATAGATGCAGTCTTGGCAGACATAGAAGCTAAGTGTTCTAATGTTGGAACAGACACTGTTCCTGCAGCTGCTAAAAGCGCTGTATATTATTCTGAGTCCGGAACCTATGATCTTGGTGGAGCTTTTGAATTAGGCGCGGGGATCAATTCTGTCCCTACAATTTTAAACCTAGTTGCCGCAGCTACTGTTCAAACACAGCTTGATGCGTTTTTATTACTACATGGCATGGACAGTGCTAGTGGCAAGATGACATCCAAGTTCTTTTTTAGACTAATAAGTTTATTGGCATGCTTTTATTCTGCAAGAGTAGTACATGCAACATATGCTGCAGGTCAAAGTCTTGTTATATATAACTCAGGCGCTGTAACTTATAATACTCCAGTTGTCACTGATGATCAGAACCTTGTAACAATTACAGATATAAACGATTTAATAACAAACTTTAAAGATAATTATTCTAATGTTGACAACATTGCAAACCTAGGCTATTACACTTCTGCTACTAGCAGCAGTTCTAGCAGTTCTTCGTCGAACTTTATTGCCTATTTTAATTTAAATGGATAAGGAGTATATATAAATGTTTCCAAACTTGAAGACCTACGGACAACTATATGACGAAGGATTGGCTTATGTAAAAAGCATCTGCAAAAATATAGACAGCTACGATGTGTCTGTTCCAGACTCCTTGAAACACGGAGCAATATTAACGAGAACTGCTCCACATAACTTGATTGACCCAGCCGTTGCAGCAACCCCAGCCCAGGTAGATTTAACACAGACTGCTATTGCCGCAACATCAACAGCAACAGTAGACTCTCAATACCAGGCATACTTCAATGCAAATGGTTTTACTACTGCATCATCTACGTACGCAAACACTAAAGCAATCGTTAATTACATTTCACTTCTTAGTGCGTTTATAACTGCAAGATGCGTCACTGTAAAGAATCCAGAAGCTCCAGCAGAAGCTGAGGTTATGTATGACGATGGAGCTGTAACATATCCAACAACTGTAGAAAACAAATATAGTATTGATTACATACAAGAAGAAGATTTTGATGCTCTTTACTCTACGTTCTTTGACTCAATGTCCAGCACTTTGAAGGTTCAGTTCGTAAGCTCTGCAGCAGCACTTAGCTCATCTTCATCCAGTTCGTCATCATCTAGTTCGTCAAGCTCATCTAGCTCATCATCGTCTAGTTCTTCTAGCTCATCATCATCTAGCAGTAGCTCTAGCTGTTTGTTTGTAGCGTATTTCAACCTTAATGGATGAGCTCCTATTTAAAGATTTTACAGTTTCTCTTATGGGAGAACTGTAGTAACGGGTGCGAATTTTGTCTGTTTAAAGATGGCAATTTTTACAATGAAGAAGAAAAAATATCCTCTATAGACAATGCTATTTCTATAATAAAGAAAAAAGAAACTATTGATAAGTATGACGGCGTCGGACTGATAGGCGGCGAGGTCCTTGAAAGACAAACTCCAGACGTTGAGTCTAAGTGGTTTGAATTAATAGACTATATAAATAGTAGCGAATATAAAACAGTGTGGCTAGCAACCAGCTTATTGTATAAAGATAATTCTTTACTGCATGAAACAATAAACAGGCTTAAAGATGTACACATATATCTATGTACAAGCTTTGATGTTGAAGGTAGATTCAATGAGATTAAAAAAGAAAATTGGCATAAGAATATAGCATCAATTGATTACGATAATGTCACGATCCACACATCAATTATATTAAATGATTCACTTATTGATGCATTTAATAATCATAAGCGCCTTTTAGATAACGTACCAAACTTTAGCTTTATTGCCCCGCAATTAAATGCTACAGAACATTGGGGAAAAGATCTTAAAGACTATAATAGCCTTTTGAGAGAGCTACATAACACATATCACCCCGGCTTCTTTATAAAGAACAGGTCAGTTTTGTTAAAATTTGTTAGAGAATTTTTTATGCATTATGGTAAGAATATACTTAAACATTCAATTGAGATTAAAACGCATAGTTATGATACAATAATACCAAGCAGATTTTCTGAAGACTATTATAAAGACAAGTGGTTGTCTTCAAGCAAGTTTAACCTTGGCTGTGGCCACGAGAATTATTCTAAATTTTATTTAGACTCAGACAAATGTGTGTTTTGTGATATTGAGGAGGTTCTTAATTGCTTAGAGTAGAATTAAATAAAGACGAAGAGTCTGTAATTAATTGCTACCAAATGTATCATGACGCTATAACAACAATACTAAGGCCAGACGGAGAAGTTATATCTATAGAAGAAGAGAGGCTTGTAAGAACTAGACATGCTTTAAGAGATGTGGCCAACCCTAACAAACCCTTTTTAGACTCTGAGATACTATGTAAAAGAGTCTTCCACAATGATAATGATGGCTATTTAAAAGAAGTATATGCTAACGAGTATGATCACCATATAGCTCATGCATATGGAGCATTAACACAAAGCGGTATGTGGGATCAGGCTGCAATATTGGTTGTAGATGGTTGGGGTAAGGACATCAACACAGAAGAGTTTAATAGTATAGCAATATTCTCTGCAAATAATGGTGAGATAGAAACAAAAAGAGTCTATGATATAGCTTATTCTATAGGCGTCATGTATTCATACTCAAGCGAAATGGTATTCAAGCATGAGTTTACAGAAGGAAAGTTTATGGGACTGGCCACGCATGGCGATGCAAAGTCTGTGCCAAGGCTTTATACTATTGACGAAAGTACTGGAGATATATCTTATTACAGTGAGGCATACCCAATAAAAGAAGAACACAAAGTCCACAACAATGGCTGGAATACTCACTTATTGAACTGGATCTATAATGAGGTATATCCTCTTTGCAATAGCGATGCAGATTTCGCAGCAACAATCCAAAAAGAATTTGAGCTAATTATGTTTGAACTTGTTAAGTATATTAAGAATACTGTAGGTGGTGACCGCTTAATAATAAGTGGAGGCTGTGGTCTTAACTGTACGTTTAATGGCAAGTTGCTGGCAGCTAATATATTTAAAGATGTCTACATCCCACCTATGTGTACAGATCAAGGAAGTTCTATAGGTGTTTTATCTGCATATAAAAAGCAGAATATAAACAAGACACTTAAATATAATACTATAATCCATCCATTGCCGGATGATATTAAAGAAGTAGATATGGAGTGGGTGGCTAACATGCTCAAGTCTGGCAAGATAGTTGCATGGTTTGAAGGTGGCTCTGAATATGGGCCAAGAGCATTATGCCATAGAAGCTTGCTTGCTGTCCCTAACAAGAAAGATGTAGCAGACAAGGTTAACAGAATAAAAAACAGGGAGTTGTGGAGGCCGTTAGCTCCCGTAGTTCTTGATACAGAGTTTGAAAAGATGTTTGATTGTAAGCCTGGCGTGCTACACGAATTCATGCTTTCAACAGAGACTGTCAGTGAAGATTATAGAGAAAAGGTGCCGGCAGTTCTTGCTAAAGACAATACTACAAGGCCACAAATACTCTTTAATGATTTAGACAATTCTGTATTGTATTCTATTATGAAGTCATTTGACTTGCCTGTGTTACTTAACACATCCTTTAATGACAGAGGAGAGGCAATATGTGAGTCTCCAGGGGATGCTATAAGGTTTGTAAACAAAAGAGATAAAGAAGATGTGGTGCTTATATTCTGTGACGGTAATAAGATTTATAACTATGCTAGAATGTCTAAACCACTATTCAATGGAGATACTGATGGCAAGTAGCGAAGATAAAAGTTGTAGACCTTTAGGTATTCAAGTATGGAATGATTGCTCAAATAATTGTAGCTTCTGTGTACAGAAGCACTTTATAAAAGAAGTAACGCCACTTCACAAGAAGAAGCGATCAATAGGCCTAGCAATGTCTCAGGTTCTAAACAACGATATAATAAAAGAATATCAAGGAGTCATGCTTATAGGTGGCGAGATATTTGGAGGCCAATTAAAAGGCCTTTATTCTGACTGGTTTGATCTGCTTGAGGCCTTCAATACTGCAGGATTAAAGCATGTAATACTACAAACAGGCCTCATGTATGAAGATGTTTCAGATCTTATCGAGTCCTTGGCCATAGTTAAAGATATAGAACAGGTAGTTATATCGACTTCATATGATACGCTAGGCAGATTCTCCAAGAAAACTAAAGACATTTGGGACAAGAATTTGTTGCTACTAGAGAAGCTAAAGAAGAAGTATAAGTTTCAGATCAATGTTTCTGTAATAATGACCCAAGCATTCATTGATGAGTATCTAGCTGGGAACTTTGTACACCCTAAAGGGGCTGACAGAGTTAGCTTATGCATCCCTCATATGTTTTCTGACCACCGTGATGCTCTTGATAATCCAGATCAATACTCGGACAAACTAAGAGATAGTGAATGTGAATACTCTGACAGGTTTTTGCCATTAAGGGATATTGATAAGCTTGCAGAGTTTGCTCACAAGTTCTCTGCCCAGTATGGATATGGAGGACTTGGCAGCTTTATAGAGTCAGCACAAGATATAATTCCATCATTTACACAAGACAATGATGTAGAACCTACCGACTTCATGCCTCGTAGTAGATGTGGGCACCTATTGATAGCACAATGTTATTCTGACAGCAACGAGTGCCTTGCTTGTGATCTTGAAAAACTAATACCAAATATAAAGGAGTTGGCAAAGAATGGATAAGTCTTATTGCGCACACCTAGATTCAAACTCTATGTTTGTTCGCTTCAAGGAGAATAGTTCTGACTTAATCTTTAGCTGTTGTAGTAACAGGGCTACAGATAACTTTGGCGATAAAGAATGTACTATCTCTTGTGATAACAGATCTGAAAATATAGATATGAAAAACGTATTAGGCATAGGTGCATACGGCAAATGTAATATACAGTGCAGGTATTGCAACTCTTCTCAGGTAGAGGTTAGTAGCGACTATTATGATATACTTGAAAAGAATATATTAGAGCGACTAGACCTTTCAAAAGTAGAGAAAATGTTCTGCGGTAGTGGAGAGCTTTTCTGTGACGAAGGTTTGCAGTCCTTATACAAGAAGATATTAGCAATAAATCCAAACATTAAGGTTGTTATAGAAACAAATGGCATAGCATGGGACGAGAGTATTTTAGATAATATAGGTATGACAAGCTGTATTGATTCCATTCAGCTTCATTGTCCAGCATATGATGATGAATCATATAAAAAAATAACAGGGTTTAAAGGAGGTTATTCGCTATTTAAGGAAAAGGCAAAAGATATTTTTGATTTTTCTAATAGATATGGAATAGAAGACAGTGTAATAATTAATATACTGTTGACCCAGGATCTTAATGCTATAAAATATATTAAGACTATATTGGAAGACTTTAAAGATTTAAAAATTGGTGTAGCTTCTGTCTTTGGCTATGGTAGCCTAAGCAAGAGAGAACAACAAAGCTTGGCTGCAAGATTTGACGCACCTAATATTGAGTTTTTATTTTATTAATAGGAGGAAGAAAGATGAATGATGCAGAATTATTAGATTTTTTTAAACAGAAATATGCAGGTCATGACTATAATGAGCAGGTGTTTACAGATAACATAAACCTATTCTCACTTGCTGACGATGAGATTGTTATAAACTTTTGTGGTTGTGAATACAGAGGATGCAACTTTTGTACACACTCTAAGGATAATGGGCTTAACTATATCCCTATCGAAAAGCTTAAACAAATAATACTAGGCTTGAACATACCTTCAATTGGCCTTTCTGGTAGTAACTTAAATAGTTATCCAGACCTGGTTGAGCTATATGATTGGCTTGAAGAGAACAATATTACAATCACAAAGATAAGAGGACTTACTCCTGCCGGGCAAGTTGCTAGAGATATACTAGACAAGGCATCATTACTTGGTCCAGACGCAGTGGCTATAAGAATAATGGCGGGATCTGACAGAATGCTAGAGGCTATGGGTGCTAATTTTACAGTTCAAGATATTGAAACTGCTATATCCCTAGCATCAAGTGCGGGCAACAAGGTTTCATTACATGTATTATGTGGATATCCTGGTGATGCTCAAGATAATATTGATGGTATTAACTCTTTAATTCAATATAATAATTGTCAGGTATGTCTTTGCAGGTTTAACCCACCAGAATGGTTTGAAGGTTCAGCTATGGACGAGCAAGAAATGCTTGATCTGTATAAAGACTTTAAAGAAATAGATAATTTGTATGGAGAAAATACAAAGTATTGGGTGTGAATACATGAAGCTTCCTATAAAGAACTTTAAAGAGTTTATCCCCAAGCACGAAGAGTATATAAGAAGTAGTATTATATTCTTTCCAGACTGTGATTTTAATTGCAAGTTCTGCATATACAGAAATTGCCACGACATGACTACTATTGAAGATAGAGAGGTCATACTAAAGAAGGCTATAAAGCTTGTGTCTGATCCAAAGCTTAAGCCAACACCAATACTATCCTTGGTTGGTGGCGAATTCTTCGGAACCAAACTTAAAGGTCTTGAAGATTTGTGGCTAGAACTAATGACTGTTTGTTACAACTCTGGCTTTGAATTGATACAAGTACAGACCTCGTTGATGTTTAAAGAGATGCCATTGTTAGATAAGACAGCAGAAATACTCAAAGAAAAGTTGTCGGTCGCTACATCATATAATGAAGAGGGAAGATTTTCCAATACAAGGAAAAGCAATTGGAGAAAACATCTTGACCACTATAAATCTATAGGGGCTAACGTGTATATAATATATACTCTTAGCCAAAACTTTATAGACAAATTATATAATCATGAAGTTTCTTTTGAGCCAGATACTGATAGGCTATTTAGATTGCCTACAATACCGTATGGTGAAGACTGTATTTATAATAACTCTGATGAATATTATGAATATGTTAAAAGAAATATAGATAAATATCCTGAGAACTTTTTTATATCAGACAGGGAGAAGCTTATAAGCGTTATAAAAGAGTATGACGAGATGACTCCAAGAGCATTCTTTGCAAGCATATATTTTGAACGTTCATTTATATTGCACAAATATCCTGATATATATTACAATCATGTGTTTAATGAGTGTGGACACTCAATACTTGGTATGAACTATTTCAACGAAGAGCATGATTGTATATTATGCGACATTGAAGAAGCTTTTAAAGAGGAGGTTGAGTAAATGAGCATGATTCAGTACGGTCTATTCCCTAACTGTTCTAATAGATGTAAGTTTTGTCTTATAAAAGAAAGAGAATTCTTTTCTATGGATCAAGTAATTAGTGAGCTTGATAAAGTTATAAAGAATATTGATTATATTGATTGGGAAAATAAGTTTGACGCTGGAATATCTCTGCTCGGTGGAGAGATATATTACATAACAGATGAGAAATATAGACAAAAGTTTCTTGAACTTATAGATACTATAATAGAAAAGATATTAAAAGTATCTAAGAATCCTAATGTCAGATTTTCTACTGTAACTAATGGGATATATAATCCAGAAAACCTTCTGTTTCCAGCAATAGACAAGATTGCTGATGCTGTCGGAATTAGCAAGGTAGATGTTAACTTTAGCTATGATCTTAAATACAGATATTCTAGTGAGGAAGATAGGCTACTTGTCCTAGAAAACATAAACAAGTTCCATGAAAGATACAACTATATTACAGGAGTTCAAATGGTATTGACGCAACACTTAATTGAAAAGGTTAAGGCTGGAGAGTTTGATGTAAATGATTTTGAGAAAGACGTTATCCCAGGAAATTGGCTTGCATTGTTGTACCCGCACACAGTAAGGACTGGCGAAGCTCTTGGCGATTTTAATTTCAATAGAAAAGATTTCATTTGGTTTTATAATTATTTAAGAGAGGCGAACCCAAGATTGTTCAGAGCCTTCACTAACTCAACAAAGAATAGTGGAAAGTTTAAACACACCGGCTTATTCTTCAAGGGAACGTCAGGAGGTTTTGATCAACCGCCTGTCTTGTCTGACGGCAAAGAGTTGATAAACCCCAAGTGCGGCCACTCAATAATATACCAGTGTTACTCAGACTCTGACAAATGTGTCTTGTGTGACATAGAATCGATCAGTTAATATATGAATTGCTTTAACATAAAGCTAGGCGATCAGCAACTAGAGAGCGGTCCAATAGCGATAATAAATATGATACTCGTTTGGATGAGGCTTGCTAGCGAATTCAAAGCAACCATTAGTGTTGATCTTAGCCAGTATGAAGCTTATTATAAATGCAGTATATTAGAAAGATATTTTCTTCCAATGCTAAATAGCGATATAGATACTGGAGTGGACTTTAGCTTAGTTCATTCAATATATCCTTTTGGCTTGCTTGACTCAATAAATGGAGACAAGGATTTCTTGCGATCTATTTCTGAAATACAGAAAAGAAATCTTGTCTTTAATAATACATGTATTAAAAGAATTGATTCTGACTTAATTCATTTTAACAAGCTCAAAAAAGAAGGGGCTTCTATTATGGGGGCTCTCGTTAGAGGTACTGACTACCTTAGTATAACTGGGAAGAATGTTCCAAAATGGCCAGACAATAAACGCATAATAAAGTATTGTGAAAAGATAATGAATGACAATCAACATACACACTTGTTTCTTGCTACAGAAGATAGTGATGTATATGCAGCGTTTAAGGATAAGTTTGGAGAACTATTGATAGATATAGACCAGCCAAGGTTCTCTAGAAAAGACTTTGTATTGCCTGGGCAACTTAATAAAAAGCTTTATGATAACAATATGCTTATGGCAGATAAGTACATTAGCTCTTTATATGCCCTTAGTGAATGCGACTCTTTTGTTGGCACGCCGACTAGCGGATCAATATTTGTTAGTATACTAAAACAAGACTTTAAATTCTTTAATATATTCTATAAGGGAGCTGGCAATGATTAGTAAATATACTAGAGTTTGTTATAACAATGGCGCACAAGGCATAGGCGGCTTATTTCTGATAGGCCTAAAAGGAATCTACAGCAATGTAGACTCGTCCACGCCAGTCATAGATATGTCAGAATCTGCATATTATTGTGAGCAATTTGATAATCCAAATATCTGGGAGAACTATTTTAAACAGGTTGATATAAGCTTAAATGAACTCAAAGAACTTGCTCAAGATAATGTAACTGTAGTTAATGAATCTTTTTCTGAGCCCTATATAAAAAGGTTTACATCTAAAGCGTATGATTATTTAAAAGACACTTATGAAAAATATGTTAGCTTTACTGATGATATAGAGAAAGAGTTTTCCGAAAGCTTACAAGCTATCGCTGGAAAGAAATGCCTGGCAGTGTGTGGCAGAGGTACGGATTATTTATATGCAAATCCTGAAAGACACGCAATAATGCCAGAACCATACTTCTTACTCGAAGAGGCTGAAAGATTTGTTAATGAGCATGGATATACTCATGTGTTCTTAACAACAGAAGATCAGCATATATTTGATATGTTTAAGTCAAAGTTTAATGAGAAATTAATAGCAGTTGATATGCATCGTGTTACAAGACTAGAGGTTCTCAAGGCAGGAACGATATGCAATATACCTATGGATATGGTAGCCTTTACTAAAGCGTATCTTAAGTCTATATTCTTAATGTCTAGATGTGATGGCTTTATTGGCGGAAGCAATGGCTCAGCCTTAGCTTCTATAGTAATGAGAGGCAACAAAGAATTTGGCGACTTGAATATATACTATCTTGGCAATATAAGAAACTATAGAAAGTACAATATATATACTGGAGAGGGTGATAACTAATGAGATATGCAGATCCTGATAAAATAAAATCATATCAAACAGAGTTATGGCAAGAGTGTAACAACCTTTGTGCCTATTGTTATCTTGGGCAAGAGAATAGAAAAACTCCAGATTCTGTAAAAGAAGAGTCACTAAGAATATTTCTTAAGAAGTTAGACAGCTTTGATTTCGAAAACTACAACAACATATCATTTATTGGCGGGGAGTTCTTTCAAGGACAATTATCTACACCAGAAATAAAAAGGTTATTCATGGAGATAATGAACAAAGTTCATTGCTTTATGAAAGAGGGCAAGTTAAGATCTGTATGGATAACAGCAACTCTAACCATAGGTGATCAGCCAGAACTTTACGAGGTTATAGAGATGTTTAAAGATATTGAAATTGATCCAGAAGATAGACAGAAAGGCTTGTGGATATGTACAAGCTATGATGTTATTGGCAGATTTCATTCAGATAAAATGCTAGAGACCTGGCAAACACATATGCTTAAAATGCATAATGACTATCCTTTTGTTAAGCTAAACACTACCATTATAGTTATGGGCAAGTTGTGCGATATGTATCTAGACAACAAGTTCTCATTTAGAGAGTTTATCGACAAATACAATACAGCTATATTCTTAAAGCAACCAGGATCTGGCACCCTTAATGACGAGAGGGAGAGGGATGTATCTAATCCTAAAGACCTAGAGCGACTTAAGAAAGTGATAATGGAAGAGCGAGTCCCAGGGATGTTCCCTAAGAGGAAGCTGTTCTTAAAGTTCTTAACTAAGTTTGCAAAAGAAGAGCCTGAGTTGTACGATAGATTATACAACATAGAATACAGAGCTGACGTGTTAGTCAGAAACTTTAATAGCATTGACCGTCTTGATAAATCTTTTGAGAGAGATAAACATGCTGTAATAGAAGACCAGGCATCTACCTGTATTAATGACTGTGGGCATATAATAGAATATGCTGCATATATTGATTGTGATAACTGTGCCATATGTGATAGGAACGAAGTCTGGGAGGCGGTTCATGGCGCACATCACAAACTATTTGGAATAAAGGAGTAGGAGGACATCATGAGTAATAGCTACGAACATCCAATGTACGAGTTCCTTGTGTGGAATGATTGTGGAAACAATTGTAGATTCTGCTGGCAAAAGCATTTTAATGACAAGACAAAGATGCTTGAGTCAGAAGCAGACAAAACAAAATCTTTACAAGAAGTTTTTAGAATGATTAATGATCCTGAGTTCTTTGAGGCAGGTTCTGACATATTACTTTGCGGTGGTGAGATATTTGATAATCTAAATTACAATCTAGACCTTGCCTTGCAGGATATTATAAGACTTATAGTTGATAAGATTAAGAAGAAGGAGATTAGATATTTCTATATGAATACTAATTTGATATACAAAGACCTGACAGACTTGTCAGTTGTATTGCAATATCTTGCTACAAATGATGTACTTGGCAACTTTATATTCACAACATCATATGATATTTATGGCAGGTATAAGGATAAAGAAGCTGAGACATTGTTCCTAAGGAACCTTAAAGTAATCAAGGCAAGCTTTCCTAACATAAACATAGCTGTAAACATGATAATGACTAAGCAATTATGTAGCGAAATACTAGATAATGGCTTTTCTATAAAAGAATTCTCTGACTTCTATCAAGTAAAGGTGAACACCATCCCGTACATAACCCTACATGAAGATATGCAGCCTACAAAGAACGAGGTATTTAAGGCTCTCTTAAAGATAGACAAAGAACTTCCTGGTTATTTTAAGCACTATACAGAAAACTTTGATTTAGATCAGAAGAAAATACTGCTTGAGTATATAAAAGATATTGGATACCAGGAGTGTACATCGGAATACGATGATTGTGGCCACAACACTAACTTTAAGAAGGCATTTTCTGATGGTTCTTGCTATATCTGTAACTGTAAAAATTTACTTGAATCTATGTAAAACGTGATATAATTATCACATGCGCGTTACTATTTACGGCGATGGGGTAATAGAGTTTCGGCTCAACAAAGACATATACTTCCTGGAAAAGGTCATAAAAGCTAGGCTTAAAACTGGCGACTACATAATAGAAGATATAATCAGCCCTGTAAGGCTAGAGTCTGCTGCTAGTAACCAGAAAGAACTATGCACCATGCACGACTTTGGGTGGAGCGCTATATGTAAACATGACTATGTAATGGACTTAGCTCCTATACATCTAAGCCCAGCAGGATCAAAGAAGAAGACAGACCACAAGGTATTGATAAATTTCAGAGATAAAGATTCCAATATAAGAATATATAATCTGATCAGAGATGAAATGGAGAAGGCTGGATACTTGCGCATAACCATTACTGATGACAGGCACGGCCCATCTGTTGCTGACAAGCTATTATCTTGCTTTAAAAAAGACAATGAAGCTTGATGAAGAAACATACTTCTCTATATTAATCATTATAATAATGCTTAGCCTTGCTGTGCATAGCGTAGCTTTACACTATTTCTTAAAACAAAAGACTCAGACTATTGATGGCCAGCTAAGATACATTAAAAATATGCGTAATACTAATGTTAATAAGTATTATGGAGCAGTGTGGAATAGAATAGAATCAGACAACTAACTGTGCTATAATTTTATTATCAAAAATTTGGAGGAATTATTATGGAAGTTTTAGATTTAGCAAGAGAGTTCTTAGTATCAAACCCGCTATCAGGTAACCCATGGCAGATATTGGTAAAGCTGGTGTCATGGACATTTATTTCAGCATTCCTATACTGGGTAGCTGACAAGTTTCTTAATGGTGTCCTAGAGAAAAATGGTGGCGTATATAAAGTTGCAGTATCAAAAGCAAAACTTGGAGTGACAATGTTTGCTGGACTATTTTTCAAATATGTTATAAACCCATTCATTGCTTTTGTTGAAAGAATTGACGACGAAGGCATCGACAAGATAAAAGAAAAACTACCTAAGTCTGGAGAAAAAATACAAGATGATGTTATTTCTTTGGTTGATGAGATAGTTGTAATGTTTGAGGGTACTGTAAAAAAGTTGAAGAAACTAAAGAAGGACATATCGGACTAATGTTTAATGACGAAAGAGTAACTGAAAACTTTAAGTCTATAGAATATTTTAAAAAGCAAGACGACTTTGTTAAAAAAATACACGACAAGGGCCGTCCTTTAAGATGGTACATAGATAAAGAGCTTGCTCATAGAAACCAGGCAATCAGAGATATACTTAATAGGGCATATAAAAATCCTGTATATGTCAGCATAACCTCTGGGGCAAGGACTGCAGAATATAATCAGCAACTTAAAGACAGGGGCTATAACGCTAGTGATGTTTCTCAACATATGTTTCAGAGAGCAACAGATATACAGGCTTATTACTTTAATGACAATGGAGATAAAGTATTTATACCATCTGCAGACATAATTGAAATACTTAAGAATAACTTTAAGTATGGAGCTTATGGTGCCGTTAATGAGTACACTGTACATCACGATACAAGAAATGCAGACGGCTGGGTTGAAATAAAATATTAGGGATTTAAATGGCTAGCAATGTTGATTTATATATAGGTAGACAGTCAGATGCCAATGCTAGAGGAACTTACTTAATCTCTGGCGGTCAAGCCTCTGATGTATTATCTGATCTTTTGATAGACAGGGTTCAAGCTTCTTCATATATGCTAGATGAAGAATATTATGTATATTCTGGCGGATCAGACATAGCTGTAGGTCCCAATATTTCTAACGGCATTGTTTATCTTGACGCAACAGGACTTGTAATCACAGATGACGCATCATCTATTCCTGATTATGCAATATTTCTTGCAACATTTGACTCTGACGGATCAAGGATAACAAGGTTCAGTCCTTTGTTTGGTTCTGAAGAATTAGACATATCAGAACTTATTGAAGACACTACATGCTTTGTATTCCCTGGAACAAGTATAATATCTGTATCGACAGACCCAGGAGGACTTGATGTTTCATGGGCAGGAGACCTAGAAGTAACTCTTGCAAATTCTAATGCTGGAGCAGCAACTAAGAATATAGTAGAGGCTGCTAATGCAGTTATAGATAATGGAGAGATAGTTTATGTTTCTGTTAATAGAGCTGTAGATTCTCAAGTAATTACCCCAAACATAATTGATCTTGCTTCTGCAGACTTATCACAGAATGATGTTATACTTTTTTATAATCTTAATGGCGTTATCTATGCTCCGAGAATCCCTGGGTTTCAACCAGCAGATGATGGTTATATTTATAATCCTGCAAATATTAATGGAGCTACATATATAACTTATGATAATGCTACTTCAGAAATGTCTGCAGTCACTGTGCAACAAGCAATTGATGAGCTTGATACAAGGATTGAAGAGCTTCCAATCTTCTTTGCAGAAGAAGAAGTTCAACCAACTGCCACTAATACTCCTGGTAATACAACCTTCATACCAGCAAACATTGGTCAAGTTGAAATATTTGTTAACGGCATACGTATGATAAACGGAGCGACAAGAGATTTTACTGTCGACGTAAGCGGAGTAGTAACATGGAACGATGTTAATGCTGGCTTCGATTTAGAGACTACTGATAAAGTCTTTTACAAATATGTTAAGCAGGCCTAGAGTATGCCTAAAAGATTCACCGTATACAAAGATAAGATACAGAGATATGAAGGTCTTGAAGATACTTTCACAATCGGCAGCGTTGTATACAATAATATATTCCTAGAGCCGATTGGATCGGACAGAGATGTTATAATTAGCGATGATGTAAATGCATTGGCGACAATACTTTATGTTACAAATATAGGTACAATTCATTCGTTGATAGTAAAGGTTCATTCTGGAGCACTTGTAGGAACTATCCCACCTGGCGGAACTGCTATACTTTATCATAAGGGCGACGACAATTGGGCTATAATAAAGTCAATCGACGCTATTGCCAATCCAAACTTCTTGTCAGAGCTTGTTATCACAACAAAAGATCAGAATGTTTATACGCTCGTCAATACTCCATCTGATCCAACCAAAACACATGTATATATAAATGGCCAGAGATTAATTTATACAGATGATTATACCGTGTCTTCGAATCAGCTAACTCTTTATCCAGATTCTATAGGATTTAACATTGAAGATGGGTATAGACTTATTGTAGAATGGTTAATACAAACTTAAAGGACTATTATGCTAATACCGTCTAAACAACTTAAATATGATTTCAATAAAATACCAGACTGGGAAACAGCAACTCTATACAAGGTTGGATATGCTGTGTTTTATAACAATGCTATCTTTATATGTACTGAAGAACATACATCTGGTGCAACTCTTGACTATGCAAAGTTCGCAACATCAATAGAGATAATGACAGAAGATGTCTTCTCTTTAATATTAGGAACTAATGACTATACATTATCAGGGACGCCAATAAGGCCTAATGATTCACTTGTGTTTATAAATGGCCAGAAGCTGAAATACAATACAGACTATACAATAAGCGCTGATGTATTAACACTTATACCAGCAGCTCTTGGCTATGTGCCAAGCGATAGTTTGTCAATGAGTGTACATTGGTCATAGATATATAGTATAATTAAAACAACAATATCGGAGGGAACATATTATGGTTAGAATAGCTGACGAACAAGTCAATCACCTGGAAGGAATAGTTTTAAAAGTAGACAATTATACACCGCCATCGGCAGGGGCTGGGTTTTCGGAAGCGGCTCTAACTACCGCTATAAACGCAGTGTTAACACCTATAGAAGATGGTCTCGGATCAAACCTTGCAGATACATTTGCTGGTAACGACTCAACACCAGGGCTTGCTTGTCCATTAGAAAAACTTTGTGAAGTAAGAGACAATGCTTCTCAAGACCCACGCAATGATGATGTCACAAATTCAGAGATACATTGTTTAATCTCTAGAAAATATACATCACATTCATTTGTTACAGTGACTGGTATTGATATTGACTTTGTTTCTCAAGCATCTCCAGCTGATGCAATTAATAATTATATTAGTTTTGATAATACGACTGGCGAAATATCTTATTCATCTGACGGTGGATCAACATATGGAGCAGCGGTAGACATAAGCACGGCAGCAGTTAATGATGTTTTTAAACTTAATGATAATGGTAGTACGTCTTATGTTGTTATAAGAGTAAATGGAGCAGCATTGCCAGTAGCAATAGTTGATGAAGTATTCACAGTAGCTGATGATAACTATGCACTCGGATTCTTTAGTTGGTCTGCAGGCGCATATATACCAGTGTTTAATAATAACTTAGCAGCAATTGATTTTGGAATCCCTGTTATCTGTAGGTGGGAAGCAAAGAAGCCTTCTTATAATCTAGACATAATGTCAGGCAAATTTCTTGATGTTGTTTCTGCAGGTGCAGAAAAATATTATGTAGAGAAGCTAACTCCATCAGCGCTAAACACAATCCCAGATCTTGCATACGAACCAAGTGTTCCAGCAAGAACTAGCCTTGAAGTTAATGGTGTTGATTTAGTTTATGGAGCTGGCGATGGATTTACAATTGCAACAAAAGCAGTTACTGTTTACCCTTCTAATCTTGGTTATAACATTCAAACTTCTTTCGACGTTGTTGCAAAATACTTTAGAGTTTAGTGAGGCATTATGGTTTTAGATGGGTCACAGCTTAATTTAAGAGTAGCCGACATAGCTTCTGCTGAAGCGCTAGGTGGAGCAATTCACCAAATGATATATGTTGATGTTACAGAAACTATGTATAGATACGTAGTATCAGGCGCAGCGTTAACTCCAGACAGTAAATATATATTAAACACACTTGATGCTGGAGACACAAGACTTGTTGGAGTTTCTGGCAAGTATGCTCTTGAGCCTAAAGAACTATTAAAGCTTGATACAACTTATGTTGTTAGTGGCACAGAAGCATTAGGTCAATCGTTTTGGAATGCTGACAAGCATTGTATGTCTACAGTCTATGAGTTTGGCGCAGTTTATGATCACGGCTTTGAGCTATACAAGTTCGGAACTGATGAAGGGAATAATTTTCCTGAAGGATCTCCGGTTTCATCTAAGGGCGTTGTCGGAAACAAGGTTGCGTTTGAGCTAACAGATGCATCAAGCACATCAACTAATCACCATAAATATATAGGATTAATAACAACAGCTCCTGATTCTGGAAACAGATTTGTAACCAGAGAAGGTGATGTTAACGGCATTGATACTACAGGTGCAACTCTTTCTTTTGGCGGCGCAGAGTCATGGAATGAAGGGGATATACTATATGTAGATCCTGTTAATCCTGGCTATATGACAAATGTAATGCCTGATGCTCCTAATAATGTAATACACGTAGGTGAAATAACAATAGGACATGCTACTGAGGGTCAGATTGCTCTACTAAGAAGCGTTCACGAGAGACTCACTGAGCTTGCAGATGTAAACGGAACAGCTCTCACATATACTGGACAGTTTCCAATCTGGGATCAGACGAACGGTTTCTTTGATTTCACACACGACTTCTTGCAAAAAGGAGATGGTACTGGCCTACCTAATCAGTCAGACACAGTTATAACATATAATGAAACTACCCGAGTTCTTAGCATTAACCCTGTTGGGGCTAGCTTTGACTACTATATTAAAGGCAAGAAATATACATCGACGGGCCTCGACTTCGCCGCGCATGCAGCAGTTACTGGTGGATATTTTCTCTATATTGATTCAAACAATAATCCACAAGTATCAACAACTCCATGGACTATTATCGGAAATGAAGTTCCAGTTGCTTATGTGTATTATAATTCTGTTCTTGGAGAAGCATTTGTTTTTAATGAAAGACATATGTCTACAAGAAACTTAGAAGCTCACCTTGAATTTCATGAAGCTATAGGAACACGTTACGTTTCTGGCCTAGCCGCAAGCGCTTACAACCTTAGCCCCGTGACCCCAGTAGATGCAGATAACCAATTTAGCATTGCTTTTGGAGAAACAAGAGATGAGGATATTCCTAATGATATAGCTGGAGTAGCAGCTGCTGGTCCATACTATATATTCTATAGATCAGGAGCAAGCGGAGACTGGACCTGGGTTACTAGCACAGTCCCTTTCCCTGTTGGCACATATGTTCAATATAACGAAGATACAGGAGCAACATGGCAATTAACAGACATGGCTGCAAACAAATATATAAATGTATATGTTATAGCCATTCAAGAAATTAATGGTGCTAAACAAACAGCAGTAATCATTGATCAAAATCAGCATGATAATTTAACAGAAGCTCAAGGATCTTCCTTTACAGAAGATATAAGTACAGGAACGTTTCCTTTTCAAGAGATTGCTCTAATCCATAAGTTCACGCTAAGAACTAGTGCAGCATATACAAGTACTGGTAAATGTAGGGTTGAAGCATATGAGGACTTAAGAGGAACAACAGCTAGACAGATAGTTTCAGGTGGCGCATCTTCTCAGCATAATTCATTAGCGGGCCTACAGCTTGCAGGGCTGGGCGTTACTTACGGGCACATAAATGATCAAGCACAAATAATAGCAGGGGTTAAGACCTTTAGTAGTTTTGCTATAACACCAAGCTCTGCACCAACTACAGATTATCAGGTAGCTAATAAAAAATATGTTGATGACAATATAAGTGGGCCTATTATTTCTGATGCTACATTAGCAGGTGCAGGAACAGTGGCAAGTCCATTAGGCATTGATTTATCAAATGCAAATAGCTGGACAGGGCTGCAAACGCTTACATCTCCATCTGCCGGAAATACAGACAGGACAGTGTTGGCAATAAATGGTATCGTTAATGAACCTACGACTAATCCTTTTGCATTATCAATAGATTACTCTGTAACAGATGTAGATAGTACGAGAGATTTTGGAAAAATATCTTTTAAAACTAATGATACTTCTGAAAATATAAATACAGAGTTTTCAATTTCAACTTATAACAACTCGTCTTTATCAGAGAAATTCGTTATTGAGCCTAATGGAACAATAATATCTAAGGTTACAGGTTATGAGAATTTAGTAACCTCTGATAATGATATACCAAACAAGAAATATGTAGATGATAATGCAACAAGTCCAGCTGGAAGCAACATGGAAGTTCAATATAATAATAGCGGTTCATTTGGAGCTAGTAGTGGGTTTAAGTATAATGCTATGGCAGAGGGAATAGAGCTATCTGGTGGAGCACCAACATTTTCTTTAACAGATGCTTCTACAACAACTGCTCAATTTTTCATGGACGGGTTAGGAAATCTAGCACTAAATCAATTCTTAACAACACCAAGTTCTGCACCTACAACTGATTATCAAGTAGCTAACAAGAAATATGTAGATGACAATGGTGGAGTTGCTACAGACAGCTTTAGCGTTAAAGCATCTGGTGGAGATGAAGCATGGAGTGGTTCAGGGCCATATACAGCAACAAGAACAGCGGCAGAGCATGGTATTGGTCAAACACCAGCCTATGCTTTATTGATAAAATGTTATGAGAGTGATGGCTCTACGGGGTATGATGAAGTTATTCCCAGCAATATTAATATTAATGCTAGTGGTGATGTAGAAATTACAATGCCTACTAATAATGACTTATACGTCTATATCTCAGGGTAAATAATGTCAGTTTATAGCACAGACGGAACAATAGCCAACTCACAATTAAAACAAGACATCACGAAAAAAATGGTTATTTGGAACAAGCTTGGTTCGCAGACTGAAGTTGAGAATAGTGAAATAGGTTCAAGTCCAGTAATCACAAGAGCAGATATTACCTATAGTACAGGTAAGTTTGATTGGAATGAAAATATTTTTGGAGTGGAAAAAGGTTGTTTGGAGTTTTGGTGGAAACCTAACTATGAGATGACCAATGTTAATAGATATGCCTTATTTGATGGGAGTAATAATTTTGATGGAGGTTCGACTTCAAGAACTCTTTTATGGTGGTATGGTGACGACCCTAGTGGAGGAACTCTTATAATTCAAAGGGTTGGAGCACCACCAGATAGTGATTTTGAGGCTTTGCCTGGGGTAACTTTTACAAGTAGTCAATGGTATCATGTGGCATATGTATGGGACAATTCAGGGACATCAACAATTGATAATTCTGGTGATACGGTTAGAGTTTATTTTGATGGAGTTTCTGTCTTTTCTGCAAGCTCAATTTATTCACCGACAAATAGGTCTTTGAGATTAGGCGGATGGATAAACACAGGAGCAAACGCTGAGAGGGCAAACGCCTATTTTGACAATCTAAAAATATATAACTATGCTAAAACAAATTTTAGCGATAGGTTTACAGAATACCCTCAAAAAATAAACGGCACAAATGTTTCAACTACTCCTTATAAACAGCTAATATTGTGGAACAAGCTTGGTTCGCAGACTGAAGTTGAGAATAGTGAAATAGGTTCAAGTCCAGTAATCACAAGAGCAGATATTACCTATAGTACAGGTAAGTTT